GATCTTGGCCGACCGCAGGATGGTGTCCCCGGCCCGAAGACGTATGCGCCAGTCCGGGCGGGCATAATTGATCGAAAACTTTTCCTGGCACTTTGGGCAGATGACTTCTTGGCGGAGACCACGTTCGGCTTCCAGCGCCTCGTCGTACATCCCGACGGCCCGTCCCGCCATAAGTTCCAGCTCGCGTTTGGTGAGTTTCGTGTCCTCAAGGCCGAAGAGATCGTCGTAGGCTTTACCGAATGCCTCATCGCTCTCCAGCCAGCCGCGGACACGGCGTTCCTTGATCTCCAGGGTCGCACACGCCTTCCGCCAGCTCCCTTGAACCAGAAGTTCTTGGAAGAATTGGCGTTGTATGGCCATCAGTCCAGAAGCATCACGGCGCTGAAGACCCCGCTCCGCGCCGAGGTAGTCCTCGACCGTCGATACGACCTCTCCCTCTATAGGCACCAGGGACTTGTCGTCACTTGCCACCAATAAGCCTCCCGATGTCCACGAGTGCCTGTCCATTGCCGTCTAGTAGGGCCTTCATCCCGCCCTCCAAGATACCGATACGGAGTGTCAGAAGGCCCGTGACTGCATCCACCACCGCTATCGTTGCTTGGCCGAGCAGTCGCTCGCGGGTGATGAAATACACGTCTTGGTCGGCGTAGACACCCTGTACGTTCGTCCCGCCGGTGTATTGCTCACCAATTACCTGATCTGGATTCCAGCCGCCATAGGGATAGTTCAGGAAATCCTTGTCTGTAGGGTCGCCATCCCAGAAGGCGTTGATGAGATCACAGTCAGTGAATGAGGCCGGGTTGCCCAGGTAGTTTGCCCAGGCGTTATAGCTGGTGTAGATGGTTCGCATCTTGCCAGCGGTATAGGCCGCCTCAATCGCCTCGCGGACGGCGACCTCCTTGATGCCGGGCAGTTCGATGTCTATGGGCACGCGGCACATGGCCGCCCAGAGGTCTTCTGGTATGCCAGAGCGTCCCATCCCGAAATGGCGGGCGCCCTGTCCGGCAGGGCAGTTGTTGGGCAACGACGTGTAGCCCATAATGATGAGTCCGGCCCTGCTGTAGTTCCGGAGGTTGATGACGCGAGGCGGGGGTTGTTGGGCCCCGGTCCATAAGCACTGCCAGGCAACCTCGATGCCCGCTTCCCGCAACTTGCAGGCCTCTTCGTAAGAGACCTCATCGAAAGAGGTGTCAATTCCCAACATGATTAGTCCTCCCCTCTAACAAGGCGGTAGCCCCGGTCCAGGAATGTGTCCAAGAACTCCACTGCCTCTTCGATGGTCTCTGCAAAGTAACCGGCGTAATGTTTGCACCAAGGGTGATCCTTGGAACGTGTGCCAACCACTACCACCGGCTTGTGGTGAACTCCTGCGGCTAGGAACCATTCAAAGGCTGTTCCCCAACTTGCGTGGTTTCCTGTTAGGACAAGGAGCACATCACAACGCCGGATGTCATCTTCATCCCTCTGGACTAAGGCCGCCTCTGTGACCCCCAACAGGCGCGTGGTATCCGGGCCGTCCATCGGTTCGGCTAATGTACTGAGGATCTCACGTCCTCGAAGAGGATCCAGCACATCCCAACCCCGCTCCAGTAGGAGAAGGGTGGCCTGGTGCCGTTCCTTGGCGGCGGCGGTATACATCCGTCCGGACAGTGTGCCGGACAAATACACACACCTTCTCACTTCACGGCCTCTTCCTCAAACAGGATCCACGCGATAAGGGAATAGACAGCTATGTCCCTGAAGGAGTCCACAATAGGTTCGTTCCTAAGCGTCCCGTTCCTGATGAAGGACTTGATCCGCGTCACCTTGTCATTGAGCCGGATGACCGCCCCGATCCAAGGAGGCACACCGAAGTCCTGGCTGGCACGGATGTTGGCAAAGGGATCGTCGCCCGCGCCGTAATCTGCTTGTTTTTGGCTGTGGGTTTCGGCGATCTGTTCCAACTTCTCTAGAAAACGGCGGTCGCCGCCGCGCTCCTCAAAGGTACACATAGTCGCCTACGGTATGCGGGTCTCCCGGACCTTCCGGCCCAGGAAACTGGCCGTCCAGCCCCAACCCTTAGCGGTCCAGATGTTCAGGGGACCGAGCTGAAGCTCGAAACCAGCGTCGTCCTGCGTCCAGTCGATACTGAGCCCCAGGCCAAGGACGTTGTAGCCCAGGACAAAGAACAGTGAGAACCTCATTCTCCCTTTCCTCCTATGACCTCTAGGTGGCGGACCTCTTCTGCGGTCGCCAAATGGATTCTGTGATGGTGCGTCTTTCCATACTTCGGGTGCAGGAACAGGAGTTCCTGGCTGGGTAGTCCGGCCTCTGGCCGGGACCGCTCGATAGCAAGCAGAGATGGTCCAACGAAGCACCCGTTCTGGATGACCTCGCCCTGGATCTCCTTCTCTGCGGCCTGCGGCTCGTGGTGATGTCCCTGGAAGTAGTAGTGGATGATCTCGCCCATCAGTGAGTTCATCCGTAGCTTCACGTCGAAGGCACCTGTGTACGTCCGCATCAGGTCGCCGACGCCGGAGCCGTGGCGCCCAACGCAAAGCCAGTTGAAGATGCGGACAGCCGTAAAGAAAGATCGGTGGATGTGCAGGTCGATGAGGCCGCCCTCCAGGGAGTGAATCCCATTGGCGGTCTCTTTCCACTCACCGCCCGCCGCATTCCGCAGGCGCTCGCCGATGATCTCCCAGGCGAACAACTCGGCATTGTCCGGCGTGTAGGCTTCCCTAGCACGACTGGCCAGGCGCCCGTGGTTGCCCGGCACCTTGTAGATGACAACCTTCTTGTAGCGGGTTAGGAAGCCGAGGAGGATGTTGGTCATGTCCTCCACGAAACCCATCACCTGGAAGAGTATGGGCTCCGACATCTGAAGGGCCTGCGTTGGGAACATTCGCCCGGTCCCTTCCAGTTCATCACCCAGGGCAAAGAGGTGGAGGGTATCGACGGAGAAGATGAGTTGGCTCATCTGCGTGAATCGCAACAGTCCGTCACGCCACCGTGCCAGCCGCTCGCGGGCGATGTCGATGTTGTATTCTCCGAGACCACCAGTAACTCGGCGATCTATTTTCGAGTGATAATGCAAGTCCGAGAAGAGTGCCACCGCCTGTTGGAGGGAGTCGAAGCCCATCTCCTCGATGCGGGTGGCACGTACCTTGTCTGGTATGGGGGGAATGGGGGACCGCGCCTGGAGAAATCCAGACAGGCGCTCCAGTTGCTCCGCGGACAGATCTACCTTGGGGTCGGACGGCTTGTCGCTTGCGCGACCGCCCGGATGCTTGGGACAATACTTGACGTTGGAGTTTGGGTTTGGCGGGGCGAAAATATCGCCACAGCCAGGGAACTGGCAGGGTCGTTCCCCACGCACGGGCTCTCTCCCTTCGGGGTTTAGGGCTCAGGGGATTCGCCGTCCGCCTGGGCTCCTCTTACACTTTCAGGATAGCATGTTCCGCTGCTACTGGTCTTCCCCTTCTTCTTTCCGCAGGTCGAGGATGTCTCCCCGCGCCGTCAACTTGTAGATCGGGTCGCCCCACGTCTTTCCCCAAGAGATTTCGACGGGAATAGACCACCCCAATCGGGAACCATCGGGCAGGATCAAGGTCAGGGCTGTTTGCTCCCACAGGTGCTTGATGATCCTGGCGGTCTCCTCAGCGTAGGCGTGGTCAGGCCAGTAGAACTCGAACGTGATGGAGTCGTGGACCGAGATCACAGGGTAACACTGCCGCTTCTTCAGCACGGGTGCGTTCTCTGTGAGGTTGTGCGCCACGCTGTGCAGTGTTGAGCAACCTGACTGGATGGGATAGTTGATGCCCTCGCGTATAAGCGCCTCCAGATCGTTGAACCGCCGCATGGCCTTGAGAAGTGACGCCGCCGGGAAGTGGCGCCGCTGGCCGAAGACGTTATCTCTATGGCCCAGTTCAATCACGTCTCTCCGCGCCTGGGCGAAGTAGGTAGGCAGGCCGGCCACGACCTGCATATAGCGGGCCCGGATCTCCTGGGCGTCCTCTAGACTGCACTCCAGGCGGTCCGCGATCCCCTCATCCGTGAGGCCGTACCCGATTCCGAACACAAGCGTCTTTGCCTTACGCCGGAGTTCGGGGTGTGTTTCCTTCCACTCGAAATCCGTCATCTCCGGGTCAACCGGCCAGATGGCGCGGCCAATGTAGGTGTGGACATCCTGCCCACTGGCGAGTACCTTCAGCAGTCCATCATCTCCCGCTGTGTACGCCAGTCCCCAAACCTCGGCTTGGCTCCAGTCAGCGGTCATAAGACCGAACCCCTCCGGAGATGTGAATGTCCGGCAAAAGGCGTCCTTGGTCCCGAACTCCGGGATCTCCACGTTGGCTGGGACGTTCTGCATATTCGGTTCGGCCGAAGATAGGCGACTGGTCTCGGCACCACCCGGCCGGTAGGTACTGCGGATACGGTTGTCTGACTCGATGTAACGGGCAATGCCACCCGTGCCATCCTTCCCGTCGAGGTAGGTTCCCTTCGCCTTCCTTAGTTCCTTGAGTTCTATCAGGATGGGAAGGATGGGGTGGTCAACTTGGGCACGGACGGCAACCAGGGCGTCCGCCCCAGTCTGGTCGTGCTCGAAGCAGAGTCCAACATCGCAGGCCTCACAGCCGCGGCCACCATCCGTCTTGAAGCCGCTGCGCGGTAGTCCTAGTTCCTCGAAGAGGATGTGCTGGAGGTTCCTGTGGTACATGTAGTTCCAGGGTGGCTTGGTGTCGGGCAAGGGAATGGCCCAGAGCCGCGCCTCTGCATCCGCGATGCGCTGTGTGTAGTGGGCGCAGAGTTTCTCGAAGTAGTCCGTGTCCACGAGGACGCCGCGCTTCTCCATCTCCCAGCAGCAACGAACAAGAGGCTGAATGATGGCTTCTGACGCCCAGTGTGTGCCCTCGGCATCGGCCTTTGCCCGCAGGACTGGGACCACCCGCTCCACGGCATCCGCGTCAGCCGCGCTGTACTTCCAGAGCACGTCGTCCGGTGCCTCCGCCATCTTTCGCTTGTTGCTACTGACGGCGTTGATCTCTGCCTCGTAGTACGGCATCGGGGGGTTGGCGTAATGGGCCGTCAGGATGGAGAGACTGTGCCGCTTGGTCTTCCGTGCCTCCGGGGGCATGGCGGTCTCCGCTACCGCGTGGTGCAGCAGCATGGTGTCTTCGATCTGGCCCTTGACCTCTATGCCGAAAGCAGTGGCAGCCGTCACAAAGGGCCAGTCCGGGCGCCGTTCTAGGAACCGAAGGTCGAAGATGGCGTTCTGCCCCACCTTTTTCTTGTTGCTGCCGAAGATCTCCTTTAGGATGGCGATTACCTGCGGCCATTCGTCATCCGCCCAGTGGGAGTCAACCTCAGACTTCGGCACCTCCACGAGATAGGGCGGACCCGTAGGACGTGTGGACATGAAGCGGATTTCGGCCGTTGTCTTCGGGGGGCGCTTCTCTGCCAGCAGATTCTTTGCTATTCCCGGACTGATCTCCACAATGTCCGGTGCCACCCGCTGGTGTGATAGGAGTGGAACCACGAACCCCTCGCCGGGTTCGGTTGAGAAACTGATGCAGAGCAACTCGCCATGCCGCCAGTCGAGGCCCGTAGTCTCGGTGTCGAAGGCTATCTCCTTCGTATCGGGATGGAGTAGGTAGTCTCTAAGGTCGGTGAGTTGGGCCAGTGTGGTGACGGCGGAGTAGTCACCAAGGCGGGGCTGGCCCAGCTCTCCCGACGCTATGCGGAGGGCCTTCTCGAAGTGGGCCTGCACGGTGTCGGCAACGTGCCATTGGCCGCGCAACAAGAAGGCCGGATGGTAACTGGGAATGAATGGGATCCCTGTCTCTGGCTGAGTGAGGGTCTGGCCCAGGACCGAACTCAGGGCCACGGTCTGGCCGTAGACGCTTTGCAGGGCGACATCCCCCAGAGCTACGAGGACTAGCGGGGCCACCTTCTGGATCTCTTCGATGAGGTATGGGCGGCAGGCCCGTACCTCGGCCACTGTTGGGCGCCGGTTCCCCGGACTATGGCAACGGGTCGCGTTCATAAGATAGACGCTCTGTGGTGAGATGCCCGCCATCTCACAGAGTAGCCGGAGTAGTTGTCCACTCTGCCCCACGAAGGCCTTGCCCTGGGCGTCTTCCTCTTCACCGGGCCCTAACCCTACGAACATAATGCCGCCGGGTGTTCCCCGGCCGCCGACGATGTTCTTTCGGCAGCGGGCCAAAGCGGGACAGAGGCTACAGTCTGGCGGGGGAGGCACTGGTTACTTTCCTCTCGTGGCCTGTAGAAAGATCTTAGGATCCTCCCACCGAGTACCGCAGTTGATACAGGTAGCGGAGGTGAACTGCATCTCGACCATTCCCTCGTGGTTGCAGTCCACATCCCTGTTCGGCATTAGGATCCAATGCTTGGGGATTCGATTTGGGTTCATTGGACCCACCTCTTCTCTATCCCTAGAAGCACGAGTCCCATCGTCAATTCATCTGTCCACACCTCTGCTACCAAGGGGCAGAGGTTGTCCCGCTTCGTGTGGCAGTGGAGGCAGATCTGGTGCGTCAACTCCATGTACTGCCCCTCTTGCCAGACGTACTCTGGATCGCTCAGGAGCCAGTGATGTTTACAGCGGCCGTTTTCCGTTTCCACTTGTCAATCTCATTAGGCCGAATGCAGCTATCACGGATGCGTCGTACACGTCCTGGGCCAGATTGTCGGGCAACCCATAGCGGGCGATGGACCAAGCCTTGATGTCTTCCTTACTCACCCGGTTGGTGCCGAGCATGGCGCTCTTCCAGGTGGAAGGATCGATGAGAGTATGCGGAACGCCTAGACGATCTATGGCGTAGCGTAGGGCGCCTACCACCATCCCCAGGTCGATGGCCACCTTCCGGTTGGGGCCTACGAAGGGACGTTCGACCCAGATGAAGTTGCACCCCCGCAGGATGCTGTTGGGTAGAAGTTCCTGCATCTGGTGAACGAGCCCCAGGAAGCGATCCTCTGCCCGCTGTCCCCTGGCCTCCAGGCGCAGCCGGTCTACCAACGTGTCGTCGTGGCCGTTGTTATCAACGACGAAGATGGTGATCGCGTGCGAATCAGGATCGATGCCTGCTACGCGCATGGCTTCACTTTATCCCTTTGGGCTTCGTCCCTAACGTAGGCGCGATGGGCAATTTCCTGTTGCGCCTCTCTCTTGACGAGAGGCGCGATCTCGTGGACGTGCCAACCACAATTCGTCTGTGAAGGTTTGTCGCAGGCATTGATCAGGTTATGGAGTTCATCGTCGCCCATCTCGACTATAAGACTGTGCATCTTAAGGTAGAGTTCGCCGAATGGTTCTAGCCGTTTCTTCCAGGTGGGTGTCGCCATCGTCAACTCCTCGGCCGCGGCGGGGCCAAATCTCTCGACCCGCCGGAGGCCACTAGCTCCTCGGTGACAGCCTTAACACCTGGGTAGTCCAGGGCATTCTTGAGGGATCGGGCCTGGGCGTTCAGGATCGTCATGTCAGGCACAAGGACAATATCCGGCACGTGTCCTTCGGCCACGGCCCTTATAAGGGCCATCTTGTCTGTTACCTCAGCATGCCAGGTCTGGCGGGTGCTCAGACCGGAGATCCGTGGGGTGTCGGACACGACGATGGGGGCCGGGACCAGTGCTGCCTGGTCCTCTAGGGCCTCCGCCATTTCATCTTTACCGGCGGCGGCTGCTCTCTCGGCCCGCGCCAGCAGGCGTTCTTGCTCCTTACGGGCCTTCTCCCGCAGGCGGGCCTCTTCTTCGGCCCGAATCCGCTCCTGCTCGGCGCGGTAGTGGAGGACACTGCGCTTGATGGTTGCCTCAGCGTTGGCCAACAGGGACATAGGCCGTTCGAAGAGGGCCATGATCCTCTTTTTGGTATCATCCAGGGGCCGAGTCATAGAGCGGCGTAGGTCGTCTAACTCCTTACTCCGGCCTTTGATCCGCTGTAGAAATGCCGCCGCGTCCTCGTACTCTGCGGCCGTCGTGATGGTGACAGCCGCACCGAGGGCGGCGAGCATACTCTCCGTGTCGTCCGTGAACCGTTGTACTTGTACGTCCGTGCTGGGTGCGTTGGCTGCGTTGGTCGTCATGTGTTCTTTTTCCTCCAGTTGAAGAGTTGAAGTGCCGATAAAAAGGTAGACCAGTCGCCCAGGTCGTCCTTGTATTGGTGCAAACGGTATTTGCCGTCGGCGCCGAGCTGGACTACCCAACGTTCCTTGGCTTTGGCTTTGGGATTCTGTTCGTTGTAGGCTACTTGGTAGGCTGCGAGCTGGAGTGCTGCCACAGGGTTGGGTGTGGCACTTGTCTTAATGTCAAGGATCGCCCTGACCCCGCGCAGCGCACCAATGCGGTCGATGGTGCCAGCGTAACGATAGCGTGTGGAATAGACCCGTACCTCGATGGCTTCCGGGATGAATAGAACATCGTCCCTGAACTTCACCCAGGCGCGGACGTAGGGTTCGAGGATCGGATCTGACTGCATTTCCTCCAGGGCGAGGTCATCCTTGTCATAGAGAGCCGTGGCTGTGTGTACCAGGGTGCCGCGCTCCTGGGCCGCAGCCATAATCTCCGGATCCATTTGCAGGAAGTCATTGATACCGACCATGACTTGGGTGACGCTGGGGATGCGGAGTCCACCCAAGAAATAGGAATGGGTGTGTCCTTCGTAGCGGAAGTCTACCGGGCGCGACATCTCGACTCCTTCAGCTTCCGTAGACCACCACGGTACTTAGCCACCAGCCGGTTAGCTTTGGCGGGGTCGAGTTTGATGATGGGCCCAATCCGTCCCAAGTTATCCATCAGGTCGATCTTCTTGATCGTCTGCGCCGCTACTCCTGCCGCAATCACGCGGTCTATGTAGGCGGTATAGTCTTCTCCCTCCTGTCGGGTGAGGGCGTAGACCAAATCATCCACACGGGGTCCGAAGTGGCGCTCGATGTCGGCGATCCGCACGTCAGTATCCTCCACGACATCGTGTAGAAGGGCCGCCGCCTGCTCCTCTTCGTCCATTCCGAAAGCCCGCACCATCAGCATCACACGTAGCGGATGTAGGATGTAAGGCTCACCAGCCGCGTCTACTTGGCCCTGGTGGGCTTCTACCGCAAAGGCAATCGCTTGCTCAAGCATCCGCCGTTTCCTCTGCCTTCTCGTTCGGATCCGGGCGCCACAGTAACGGCGCTTCTTGAATCATCCGAAGCAACTCCGGTCGTTCCGCTAGGACAGTAGAGAATTGTTTTCTCTGGAACTTGACGCCATCCAGCGCGTACCAGGATCCGGCCTGTGTGACGATTCCCAGGCGCTCCAGCAGGTCTAGTTGGCTGTTGCTGTCGTCCACGCCACCGAGGGCGTAGATGTCAAACAACCCTTGCTTTCCCTCCGGGGCGATGCTACTCTTCCTTATCTCCGCTCGCACCGTGATGCCGACCTGATCCTCGCCACTCTTGATGACGCCGGTGCTCGTGAAGTACACGAGCAGTGAGCCCCAGAAGACCAGGGCCCCTTCCCCGGCCATCGTGTTGCGTTTCATAGCCTTCCGGCGCTCCCTACTCCGCGGGTCGCCGATGATGTCGAGGTGCTGCCGGAGCTGGTTCACGAGGATAAGGGCTATCCTGTGCTGGGCCAGCATCGGACCCAACCGTTGCATCTCACGGCTTATCGTCCTGGCAATGATGCCGGGCTGCGGCTGGTCGTCGATGGCGGCCTCCAACTGTTGCTTGGCGGGCAGCGCCGAGAGGGAATCCACGACGATGCACACCAGACGGGCAGGGTCTTCCTCTCGGACCCACTTTATGATCTCCTCGATGTCCTTAAAGCAGGCCTCTAAGGTTGTGGGCGTCGGCATGACCAGCCGGGTGGGGATGAGACCAAGGCGTTCGCCGCGGTCTCGGCTGTACCGATGCTCGGCGTCGATGAGGATCGCCAACCCGTCTCGGCGCTGCGTTTCCGCCAGAATGTGGTAGGCGACGGTGGACTTCCCGGCCCCTTCCTTACCGTAGAACACGGTGACACGGCCGACGGGGATACCCGGTTGTCCGATGATGAAGTTCAACATCGCGCACTGGGTACTGATGAAGTCGGCTATGTCCGAACTGAGGGGCTGAGAAGCGAGCTTCAGCTCAAACTTGGCAGCAAGACGCTCCTCAAATGTGCCGGTCGCGTCCTCTGGCGGGGACGCCTTCCGTCGCGCCATCTCTCTCCCTTCGTAGGCTGGGGTTCGCCGCCCCTATTGTTTCTGGTCTGCGGTAGGTGAGGCCTACACGCACGTGCAGCCTGGGCCAACCCACCCTTCCGTCCTCGGCCCCACCCACCGCGAGAACCCTATTCGGTCGCCGCTTGCGCTTTCCGCAACTTGGTTCTGAGCGACTCCCTGCTCGCCGCCTCTTCCGCGGTCGGGGCCTTCTTGGAAGCCGCCGCCGGTGGCGGTGCCGTCGTGGTTTCCTCCTCCGGCGGCACCTCAACGAACTCGCCTTCCACCGCCTCTTCGTCTGGCGGAGGTGGTAGTCCGGCACCCAACCGGGGGCGTGCCGCCGGTGCAGCCGCCGCCCCAAAGGGATCAGCAGGGCCCGCCAGGATTTCCAGCATCCGCGCTGCGGTCAGCACCTCGTAGTTTGCCACGAGGTCGTGCATGTTCTCCAGGAGTTCCGGTGCCTCAAGAGGCAACGCATCTGGAGCCAGGAGCACCTGATACCGGGTGTCCTGTACGCCTGTACCCTTGCGCCGAATGAGCACCGGCCGCCCCGTGTCCGGGTCGGTGATGTCCCGTTCGTTTTCTGGCAACTCCTCGATGGCCTGGGTAAGGTCATCCAGAGTTGTTCTCGGACACGGCCAGATGCGAACAAGGTTTTCCTTTGGGGTGCCGTCGTCCTTCAGTTCGACGACGTTCATGGCCGCATACCAGCGCGGCCCCTTACCGTCGCCTTGTTCCCTCGCCTGGGCACAGGCCGGGCAGGACTCGTCATACATCTTCCGCAGGCAGACAAACGGTGCCCGGTTCGCCCCGTAGAAGTGGACGGCAACGGGGTAGTAGAACAGGGTCTTGCCTGTATCGGGGTTCGCGGGCAGGTCGTCCCTAGGCGGGAGGATCCTGATCCAGTTGTCTCCCCACTTGCCGCCGGGCCCCGACTGCGGCCTGAACAGCGGTGTGCTCTCCGCCAGGGCTTTGGCCGCCTCAACCGAGGCTTGTATGTCAGGCCTTCTCCATCCAGACACGTTAGCCCTCCACCTTCTTGAGGTAGTCCCTCACCAGTTCACCGGCACCGACGATGACGATGACCAGGAACGCCGTGGTGCTGGCACTGAAACCCAATGCCCCCACGGTCGTCGCCGCCTTCGCCAACGCACCGGCTAGGGCCGCCAGCCCTATGATAAGTGCGTACTTCTTCACTACTGTTCTCTCCCTTCAGACTATTGCCAAACCAGGATTGCTACACTGGTGGTTAAGGCACAAACCGCAGCCACCAGATTGACCGCCGTCAAGATGCAGGAATGGGCGCTCAGGCCGGTGCCCGCGAGTCCTAAGCAACCGATGAACAAGGCGATGAAGGCGGGGAGGCTGAGGCCGGACACATTGTGGTGGACAAAGACAGTTACAGCCTGGACTCCGTAGAAGACCAGGAGTCCGCCGATACCAGCGATGTTTGCCGTAGCCCCAAGGATTTGGGGAAGTCGCCGCCTTCTCATTTCCATTTTCATTCTGCCAGATCACCCTACATAATTGTCAAGGGCTTCCTTGATCGTGCCTTCCAGAATCCCAGGTGGTGCATCACTGGGGTCCGTGCCCTCCGGCAATCTGGCTTCGGTATGCGGGATCCCATGAGACCACAGGGACTTGTGTATCTGGCCGCTGGCACTACGTCCGGCCTTGTCGCCATCCATCAAAATCACAAAGGGACGCCACCCCACCGGCAGGCGTCCAAGAAGTGTTATCTGTTGCGCCGACATCTGGCTGCCCAGGATGGCGACTGCGCAGTTGGGCATCCTCAACGCATCAAAGACACCCTCTGTGATGATGAGGGGCCGCGGATGTTGCAAACGCTCCAGCCGGTCGAGGTTGAACACCACATCGCTCCGGCGACTGCCCTTTGGGTAGAGCACCTTGGGCTCAACCGCCGGGTCTAGGGCGCGGGCGACGAAGGTGTAGAGCCGTTTGCGGTACGTGACTGGGATGATGATACGTTTGGTGTATGGTCCATCCGTGCAGTAGCCGATCTGGTATGACATCGCACGGGCGTAAGGGACATGGCGCTTGTCAAGGTAGAAGATGATGTCGGCACCGATTTCTGGATCCAGTATGCTGATGGGTTTGTAGTCTAGTGGTAACTCCACCCCCGGCACCGGAGCGGGGATGTTGCCGCCGAACCGGAACCGCGGCTCGGTGCGGAACCGCACCTTGCGCCGGGCCTCGAACGCCTCCGTGGGCTCCATTCCCAGGGCCCGGTGGAAGAAGTCAAACAGGTCGCCCCTCTCCTGGCACCGAAAGCATATCCACACCCCGGTCTCCGCCTCGATGTAGAGGCGACTGCGGTCGTCACCGCAGAGCGGGCAGGGGATCCTAACCTCGGTGCCGTCCTCCACCAACTCGGCCTCGATGCCGCCGTCGATGAGGAACTCTATCAGGGCGTCGGGATCGATCATACTGTCCTCCGTCCACCACACCGGGGACACAGCTTGCTCCACTTCTCCTTTAGAAGGACAGCCAAGAATCCCTCCAATCCAGCCTTCCAGACGTAGCCAATGCCGTTACATCTTGGACAGGGCATCTCATCCTCGCTTTTCGTCCATCCGCCTTGGGGGAAGTGCGCCGTCGTCATACATGCGCTGTAGGGCCTCGTCCAAAATCTCCTTGGTCAGTTCCTCCGCTACCCTCGCCTCTTCCCCCGCCTCTTCCAGGACGAGGTGCGCGGGAAACTGTGTCATTTCCATTGATCGTGTGATGGTCCGAAGCATTCTTCGCTGAGAGTGGGCTACTCTTGGATCAATCAGGTACTTGTGTACTCCTACGGCTTCTCTCCAGAGACGGCGCCACTTCATCGCCGCCCGCATGCGTCGCCGGTGCCTCCATCGGAGTGGCATGTGGTGGAACATCCACCCCTTTAGGACTTCCTTCTTCTCCCACAGCCAACAGCGGAAACAGGTATGTTCGCAGTCGCTCATGGTTCTTCCCCTCCTACCAGCACAGGTAGGCCGTGTGTCGTTTGTACTTCGAGCGCCGGGAACCCATTGTCCCCCCGCCCGAAACTGGCGACACAGCGCAACCAGCCCCCCGTACAGCCGTGATGTGTGTCCTTGAGTACAAAAACATTCATCCAAGGCCCCTCTACATCGTCCCGTTCCTGGTCTGTCTGAGCCAGGCCCAAGACAAAGTGTGCCTTCTGCGCCTTGGCGAAGGACGCCCCCACATGCTTGAGACTTATGCGGGCCTTGTCCACCGCCTCTCTTGTGGCTTGGCCGGTGGTCCAGATGGGTACTTCCCTCCCCTGTGCTACCTCGCCGCGAAGGGTACTGAAGATCTCCCGTAGCTCTTCCCATCCCGCTTTCCTCTGGCGCTCCGGCACAAGTTCATCCGCCGAGTCCAACACCACCAACCCCGGAGGCCCGCCCGTTTCGGCGATGTACTGGTCGATGTCGTGGATGAGGTCACGTATGGTCATCAGGCCCGTCCGCACGTCGATGTCAGCGGTCGGGGGCGCGTTCATGTGCCGTCCTTTGCTGGCCCGGAGTAGTTCCGTCTGCCATAAGGTGGCGTTCAGAGGCTCATTGCGCCCCCACTTCAGCGACCGGGCACCCTTCTGGAGGATTCCCGTCACGGCACGGCGGAGGATCTGGTTGGGCGTCAGCTCGAAGGTATAGTAGAGACAACTACGCGACTTCCAGAACGCCTCCACTGCCAAGGCGACGGCCATCATGCTCTTGCCTGTGCCGGTCGGCCCCAGTATGATCCCCAATTCGCCGGGGTGGATTCCGCCTTCCCAGAGTTTGTCCAGATCGTAGAGGCCGGTGGGGATAGCGCCGCCAGAGAACCCGTGTGGCGGCTGGCCTATGAACGCAGAGAGCCGCACGTTCTCTTCGGTGTCCACGGTGCTGGATAGGGCTGTGCTTAGTTTCTCCCTGGCCTTCTCCACGTCGCCCCGATCTAGGGCGGCGCCCGCCTGCTCGACGTAGGCACCCATCGAATACTGTTCTAGCCATGCCGTACACACCTCACGGATGTAGGGCAGGGCGGATTCGTCTGGGGCATAGGAATCGAGGTCCAGGTACAGGCGGATGACCGCTTCCTCCGTCGCCCGCATCTTCCGGAGTTGGGTGCACTCTACTTCTAGGGCCTGGTTCAGGACCGAGGACGTGACTGTGTTGCGGTACTTGGCCCACTGCCGGAGGGCGAGGTCAGCTAGAAACTTCATTGGTCCTGGCGGGAACACCACAGGCTCTAGGTTCTTGTGGGCCCGGAGAAACTCCTCGTCGTGCAGTAGGAGGTAGACAGTGCGGTAGGCTACGTCGTCAGTCATCTGGGTTCTCTACCTCGCAGGTCTCGACGTGCGCCTCCAGGCACCCGTCCGAGCAGCAGTAGGCCCCACAGTGCGGACAGTTGAGATCGGTGGTGCAGTCCGCAGCGCACCAGGCGCAGATCTCAGTCTCGTCGTCCTCAGCCATCATGCTTCCTCGCTCCACGGTGCGCCGGTCAACAGGCATTGGGCCAGGGCCCCGGCATGGCGGCGACAGAGTGCCACAACCCACCCACCAACACCCGTTGGCCCAATTAGAATAAAGGCGGGAACCGGGTGTGCATTCGGGGCGTCGTATTCGCAGAGTTGACAACTGGAATCCGGCCTGTGGTCTACTTCAATCCGCGCTTTGTTCATCATCGAAGAGCCACCTCCAACTCTGGTATCTTAGACGCGAACAGGCGCATCGTATGTGTATACCTTTCCTGGAGGGGGGTACTCTCCCACAACCAGAAGAACTCGGCCAGCTCCTTCAGCCGGGCCTCTCCGTGCTTGAGAAGCAACCGCTTCACTATCCCGGCATCCTCGGCATCGAAGGGAGGGCAGGAGGCGCGGCACTCTATCCCGCGCTGGCGGAACCAGTGCAGAAACTCGCCGACCGTGTTGACCGGCGCCGCCTCACTCCCAAGGGTCGGGCGGTACTCGGATCTCCGGACGTACACGGAATACCTTCGGTGGCCGTCCGTCAGTGTCGTCCGCATCTTTCTCCCTCCGCCTTTGGGCATAGTGCTCCCGCAGATGCTTGGCTCGCGTTCTCCACGCCAGGTTGGTATCGCAGTTATGCGCCTTATTCCAGTCTTTGTGGTGGGTAATCTGGTGCGGGTCTTTCCACCGAGCTTCTGGCATCTGTGGCAACCACGCCGCCACCACCAGCCGTTGTAGGGCAATAAAGAGACTCTTCGGCCGGGGTCTATCGGTGTTCCGCAACCTATCGCCGTTGCCCGGTGGCATATAGACGTAGAGGTGTCCGTCGGGTCTCCGTACAGGTTTGATGATCCGCCCAACATAAGTACCCTTGCCTACCGTGTCCCGCCGCACCCGACCGAGGTTGGAGACAACGTAATCCGGCACGCCCGGTATCCGTTTGAACTCCTCATCTCGCTGGCAGCAGGGGCCGAAACTTTCCGGCAAAGGTTCTCTCCCTTTATTACGTGTGACGTACTCTATTCTTAATGCCAGGGGTACAGGTCACCAGCATTAGTAGGGAGGCACCTTCTAGCCCCAGCCTTCTAAGCCTAACCCTATTAGGGATACGAAGCTGACACCATAAGGGCATACCCCTTCTCCTCAGTTCTAGTCTACCCTTATTAGGAATGGCTGTCAACTCCTAACAATGCAACGGTGCGCTTTCGGATAGGCTAATTCTTGTGATCATTATTAGGGATGCCCCCTTCTGGTGGCTCCACGCCCAGCGCCACCGCAACGCCGCAAGCATCACAGGACAAGTAGTGTCTGGCATCCCCCAACGACTCGTCCCACAAGTGCCAGCCGCGCACGCAAAACACCTTGCGCCATAGGAACCGGCTGAGACGGTTGTCCAAGAGGCCGATGTAGGTGTAGCCGTGGTAGGGCATCACGCGCCCCCTTCAGGCGGCTTGCCCAGGGGTGGCTCCTCTCCAACTAGGCGCTCGCCGTGCCCGAACTGTGTGTAGAAATCATCTCGGCAGGATACACTTCCCGGAGAGGTCGCATACCCACAGTCCGCAGAGTAAAGACAGCGAGCCCGCCTCGTCCTTGCATCAAAGTCAAGACTGAACCTGTGGTATTGGGGACACTCAGCCATCACGCGCCCCCTTCTACCGGCTCCGCTGGCTGCGGGGAGAGGAGGGCACGGGCGGCCTTGCAGGGAGGGCACCAGTCTTCCTTGATGGTGATCAGGTAGTCTTTCAGGGTTTCACAGGTAGTGAAGTCCTCGGACGCCGTCCCCGTGTACTTCCTCTTCCAACACGGACACTGGGCAAGCCCTCGGAGCAGCGCCGCGTTCTCAGCGCGGAGGGCCAGTACCTCGTCCTGCTGGGCTTCTAGCTCTGCGATATGTCGAGCGCCACGATACGTCATCATTCCCCCTTTGCCTCGGTCGCACGGCGCAGGTACTTCTCCCCAAGGGCCTCATCCACCTTGTCAAGGATTACAAACTCTGCCAGACTATCGAGGGGCTGGTTCTTAACGTAGGTTCTGATCCAGCGCAACGCCAACTCCATCGCGTCAAGGTCGGCGAGGAGGAGCCGTATCCCTTCGGCTAGTATCCTTGCTACGTGGCCCTCCTCGACGCCATCTACTACCCTGCGAGCAAGGTTCCGTATCGCCTCCCGCGCTTCCTTAGTCAGCGGCTTGTGCACGGCTGGCCTCCTTCAAGAAGCGGGCACGCAGGGCCTTCCGGCACAACCGCTTCCCGCTATAACAGATACATGGTCGCAGCCCCAGAACGGTGTCGCTCGTGCATCCATCGGCCTTCACGCCCGCATCGAACGCCGCCAGCGCGAGGCGGTCGGCGGCAGCCATCACTGACTCCGCAGATGGCAGAGCGTAGCCGGGCAGACGCACAAGTGATTGCAGTTGCTTCCTCAGCGCCCCCCGCGCTTCGTCGATTGCGTCAGGGTAGGTCATGGGTACACATCTCCATTTTCTTCAATTTTCTGCTGCTCGTAGGGGACCACGACACGGCGGTACAGCTCATCGTGTACGTCGTGGAGGACGCCACGGATGGCGCTCAGGGTGGCGTAGTTCTTGCCGTGGCGGTTCAGGTAACTGAGGCAGAGGCGGGTGATCGTGTAGTTTAGTTCGCCCGACGTGGCACAGAACTCACCGAGCCGGGCGGCGCCCTGTTTGTCCAGCTCGTACCGTCGTGTCTTTTCAATGTAGGGCATGATCTCCTCCTATGCCAATGGGATTGGTTTGGCCTCGCACTTTTCCTTGGGAGGCGCACCGGCGCTGACCAGTTCGTGCCTGGCGGGGGAGGCCGGGATGGTGCGGTAGTAGTTGGCCTGCCTGGTCGCCGGGTTGTAGTCAACGTAGTCGTAGGCCTTCTGGTGGGCCGGACAGTAGTAGAGCAACCTTATATGCTCCTCGCTCCACCGCCCCACCGCCACCCAATGGATGGCTATTGTCACAACCTGAACCTCTTGGGTGTCTTTCTTGTAGAGGAGGTGCTTGCAGTCCTGGCAGGTGACGATGCGCTCCTCCAAGGGAGGCGGGAGAAGAGTTACTTCTCTATCCTTCAGGGGCGTGGGTTTCCTTCCAAACATGGTTCTCCTCCTAGTGCATGATGAAGTGAGCTGGGCTGGATGGGACCGGGATGCGTTTGGCCGGGGCCCGACAGAGCACAACTGTCGGCTTTCTCTTTCGGTATCCCCGTGACGCTAGCTTACCAGGGCACTCCTGGTACTCGCCCATAAGGGCGATGGGTACGATCTTGTCGAACTTGTGACCCCGCGGACATTCGTATTCAAATATTGGACACACGGTTCACTTCTCCTTCGCGGCTCGCCGCCTCTCGCGGGCGAGTTTGGCTGCACAGTCTCGGCAGGCGCCGCCACCGTTCTTGCGAAGATAGGTCCGTTTCTCTAGCCGCGGGTGTCCCTTTCGGCAGGTGGCGAGACGTGTCTGCCGGTCTGCCCAGGCATCCACGTTCACCGCCAGTGCTTCTTGCGCCTTCATACTGTAGGGGGCGAGTTGGGGCAGCAGAACATTTAGATCGGCCAGCCGGTGAACGCACCATACCCAGAGGGGCATCTTCCCCAGGCGACTGTGGCCTGCATAGACAACCCGGCCGGTGCCCACCGCCCGCAGTAGGGCGGAGATGATCTCAATATTGCCGTTGACTACCTTGATCATACAGTGGCGGGTGTTTGCATTCCTCTGGAGATTCCCTTCGGCATCAAGAAAGGCCCCAACATAGGCGGCCTCGGCCGGTGTCATTGGCCTAACCCTGGGGGTTTGGAGTTCATGTTGGGCGGGACTTAGGAACAACGCGAATTCCTTTCAGAAACTGGTCGGCATGTTTGTCTGTGTACCAGACGAACCACGCCGTCGTAACTGAATCTGTTTTGCCATCGCCCGTGAACGAGAATCTTGGGGTCACGATGATCAGGTCTGGCGGATGTGCCTCTAGCCACGGCCCGCGCTCGTAGGTGGGTTCCAGGAACGACAGTCTGAGTAGGAACGCCACGCCTTGGCGGGCTCCGGGAAGGAGGTTCTTCAGGATGGGGAATGCTTGGGAGAAGGGAGGATTAGTCACCACCCAATCGTAGATGGCGTTTGTAATGTGGGATTCCCGCGCATCCTCATGGTAATATGCCTCTACGGTCTTGTCGATGTCGTTGGTTATGGCGACCGTCTTTTCTATATGGCGGGAGAGGGCCAGAACCAGATGCCCCTCCCCGACGCAGGGCTCGAAGATCCTGCCCGCGACCGGCACATACCTTAGAAGTGCATCGATGGCGGTCTGTGCCTGGAGGGTGTAGTAGGCGTCGTTGTCTCTACGCATGGAACGTCAGTTGACTCCCCTCTGCCCTCTTACCGCAGACAGGGCACTCATAGAGTAGGGTGCCCACGATCCGGCGGTAGGGGTGATTTCCTCCCCACAGGATCCGGCACCAGATCCGGCGGAGGATCTTCCTAATGAGCATCGATGACGACAGGATGCTCCGGATCGTGTGTGGGTTCACCATTTAAACATCCTCCACCTGTTGCTCCTGGCACATCTCGGCGAGCCTTTTCATCAGGACACGTACAAGGCCTATTTGCGCCTGAACACTACCCACGAGTATCAGGAGGTTGTTGGCTGGCTTGCCGTCGGGGGTCAGTATCATGGCGTCGTCCTCCACCATGATCCCGAACACCATTCCCAGCACCTTCGCCGGATGTGGCAGTACCTCGGCGAGGGCGGCCTGAATAGACTCCACTGCCCTCTTCTCATTGATCCCCAGATCGTCCAGGGGGATGTCTCTCTTGAACTCCTGGTATGTGGGATCGCCATTGTTGCCTATCCCATCCATTGTTCGATCTCCTCTGTCTTTACTTCGGCCACTTGGTACGCCTTCTCCCGTTCGTATGTGCGGCGTCTGGAACGATACTGGCGTCCCAAGTAGAAGCCAGCATCGATGAAATCGAATACCGTCAGTCTATCCTTCCCCGGTGAGGCACGCATCCCGCGGCCCACCCGCTGGATGACACGGTGCGGTGCTCGACCACCACCGGCTAGGATGAGGTGTTCGATGTTGCAAATGTCCAGGCCTTCGTCCGCTATCACTGAAGCTACGACGCAATCTAGGTGCCCTTGCCTCATGTCCTCCCAAATGTCCACACGTTTGTCGCCCGGCGTGGAGCCGGATGCAAAGGGAACACCGAGCGCATCAGCCAGCAGTTGCCCGTGCTCAATCCTCTCTACGAGGATGAGCGTCGAGCCTACCTTACGTAGGGCCTGGACGATAAGAATGATCGTATCATTGCGTACCTGATGTTTCGTAATCCCACTTTCGTAGGCGGTTTGATAGTCGAGGTCGATGGGTTTCCGGCCAGAGAGTGGACCGACGAGGAAGATGTCGGCTGGCACCAAGCGCCCAGCCTTGATTCCCCCTTCACTTGGCAGGTATGACACCACCGGCCCCGTCCATGCCATCACGTTCAGGTAGGTGCCTTTGTCCCCACTCTTCGTGGGCGTGGCTGAGTAACCAAAGCGGAAGTACGCTGCTGAAAGGTGTTGCATCACGTACTCGTAGGTGTCCGCCCCAACGTGATGGCAGTTGTGGACTAGGACTCCCTCGGCGAAGTAGTTGTGGTTGTCAGCAGTTTCCAAGTCGTAGACAACACCATTTGGGCACAGGCCAGTGTGTCGTCCATTGCCTGTTGGTTGGTAAATCTCAACAGAGTCCACCCTTGCGATTCTAAGAAGTGTTCCTTCTTTCGATCCCGTTCTTGTTGAATCAGGCGGGCATGTGATCCCCCGTCTATCTCGACGCCCAGGGGCAACCACGGGTGGGCTATGTCGATTTTGTAGTGGCTGGGTATTCCTTTCCGGCGCCCCTCCCCTGTCCTTGTCCGGCTGCCGCCAGTCGAAACAGTGACCTCCATCGGCCAGCCGAGAAGTAGGGCCAACCGTTCTTGCGGGATCGGCGGAGGTCTTCCGTTCCCGCTGCGCAGTATCGGCTTGTGGCCTCGCCGTTTGTGGGTCTCCGATACTTTCTGGCGTATTTCGGGGCGGCGCATCGGATTGCGCTCTCGCATCCGCGCCGACGCATACAACCTGTTGGTCTGCGCCATTGTCACCGAGGAAATCTCGGCCCGCCGTTTTTGGGAACAGGGACGGCATAACGGATAGCCTCTTAGTTTGTCGCGATCCCTCTGGCCCTTCGTGGCTAGGTATTTGCTCCCGCAGGCAGAGCAGTTCTGCTCCTTGAGTGGCGGCGGCATAGTGGCCAAGGTCATTCCTCCAAACTCGGTGGTCTGCTGTGCTTTTATATGATGCTCTTCCACCACTATGATACACAGTCACAAGGTTTTGGTCAAGCTGTTGCTGAATATGCCGGATCACAGGTTTCCATTCTGTTTGACCCGACCGATGATCATAGGTCAGTGCCTCTTCTCCTGGGGTCACACATTCAATAGGAACCCAGCCGCGACGCATCCGAATCCGTGTACCGGCGGGGAAGCACTCATCCACATGAACCGCTCGGAATTGGCGCAACCACTCAGCCGTTTCCTTGTTGGTCTCTCGGTTTACCAGCCGGGAGTAGATCGTTTGGAACGTGGCGACGGTTAGTCCCTCCCCGTCTTCCCACCGGCCGTCGCCAACGATTCCCGCCTTGATGTGGTAGATATCGCGTGCTCGCTCGGCTAACTGGTAGAGGAGGTCTTTCCGGTGAACAAGGGCGAGGGCGGGCACCCCCAGACGCCTTGTTATTTCGAGTAACACTATTGTCTTGCCCGATCCGACGGGATGGTGGATGATTCCTCTACCCGTGGCGCAGGCGGCGCCCGCAGCCTCTTCCTGGTAGGTCTTGAGTTTGAGGGTTGGCAGCGATGGGAATAGACCCGGATCTCCCACTGGGCGGGTGCGCCTATCCTCGATGCTGGCTTGGATGCCGCTGACCTTCAGGCTCTCGACCACGTGGCCCACCAGCCCGACCGGGAACCGTCCGTCCTTCTTCACCAAGCAAATTGTTCCATCCCAGTAGCCCATCTTGTAGGCGTTGGAAAAAATGTAGCCTTTTTGGGTATAGGTAAGGGCGTCCCGGACAAGTGCCCGCACTCCCGGCGGGCCGCTGTCCGTACTGGCCCAGAGGTTGTCCTCGATGACGATGGTGCAGTCCATCACTCGACGGGGAGTCCGCGCCAGACACCATTGCCCAGCGACCGCATCGGATGGGTTCCGTTGGCGCAGTAACCTACGTGTTGAACCCTAATCGGGTTACTTGCTACTACCCAAGGCAATCCGAGTGCGTCTCCTGCTTTGATAACGGCACTCACTTCGTCTTGGGCGAGCACGTCACACCAGGCATACTCCCGCCCTGTGGTGGTGCGCCTGTCCAGGTAGAGACGGAATGTATGCTGTACAACTTTGCTATGGGTAATCCTTGTGCAACTCACGTCTCCTCCTCCGTTATCCCGATGCAGCCCGACTCTTCCAGCGTATCGAGCGCCCGCCAGATGGCGGATCGGCTGGCGTGGAGGTCAGCCTTCAGCTCTTCCATCGTCCAGTTGCGGCTCGGCCCCGACAGCAGGTGAAGCAGTCTAGCCTCTAGAGGTTGCGTCACTGCTGCCCTCCTGTTCCCCAGCCGACGATGGCTGCGAACAGAATGGCGGCGACCACAACGCCAACCGTGATTACGAACAGAAAGTCCTCTATCATTCCGTCACCAGCCGCAGTTCCCACGGACGCATGTGCCAGATGCCCTTCTTCCCGAAGTCAACCTTGACTACCGGCATTAGGGTGCCCACGCCCTTCATCTCTACCAGCGTACCCACGTCGCCCTTCTTCGGGCCGGTGTAGTAGCGAGTCTTGATGACCCGGACTAATGGTGGTTGCGCCTGGTTCATAGGTCTATGTACAGCCCTGCTGTCGTGTCGAGTTCCCGTAATGCAATGGCGGCAGGGCCAAGTGTCACCACCCACCAGAAGATGTGTAGATCAAGGTGGCTCTGCACCGGCGGCCAGACGTGTAGGTGCAGCCCTAACGAACCCCACGGCCCCCGGATAGCGGCTATCCGTACCCATCGGCAAGGATTGTACCGACGGAGATATACGAATGGTCCGCAGTCCCATTTGATCCGTAGAGGGTTTGTCACAGGGTCGCTCCCATGAGGGTCGGTTCCTTAGCCTTCCGACCGCCGACCGGGTGAGTCGTTATCAGCGGCAGTGTGTCTATTACGTCCAGCACCCAGCCACAGCAGAGACAGGTCCAGGTCTCACCCCATGCGTCCCAGGCGAACCAGAAGTGCTCTCGTCCTTCCCTGCCGCAATGTCCACATTTGGTCGGTCTGGAATCAAGGGCCGCCTTCGATGGGCGGTATACTCCTATTGCTAACATGGCGGGGATGCCGCTCTCCCTTTCTTGATCTTGTAGCATGTGATGATTGTCTGGTCTCTAACGACGATGGCCATCCCGCCGCGGCAAAGCACTATCTTGCCGTCCGGCCGCTGGCCGCTCCACTCCGGGTCTTCGACCACGGCATCGGCCTCGCCGGGCAGGATGTCGCGGTCTCTCATGGCTTCAAAACCGTGGGGCGATATACGCAGACCCACGGCTAGTCTTCATCCTTCTTGCAGGGGGTGAACGTCTCGCCCTCGTTGGCTGTGTACTCGCCGCAGTTGGGGCAGACACGTTCGGGTGCAGTCTGCGCTAGGTAGTCGTGCCGGAGTTGCTTTGCAACCTCCTGCAACGTGCTGGTCTGCCTCTCGATTTCGTTCAGGGTGTCGGAGAGCGCAAGGATGCCCAGTTCTATGTCGTCCACGGGTGCCCTCTCCCTTCAGTGGCAGTGGAGGCTGCTTGTCACCCGCCTCGCCGGTCGGGTGGGCAGTCGTTCCCCCATCCTACCTATATGTTAGACCTTCCACCCCGCCCCGGTCTAGTCCTCGACGACCTTCAGGTACGGGTACGTGGTGGGCTGCGCCCTAATCAGTCGGTGGAACGCCTTGCCTACCGAGTCGGCGCCGATCACAGCTGCGTGGGTCTCCGGCTCGACGTTCAGGTAGTCGTAGGTCGCCCCACTTTTGAACGTCACCCGGAGTTTCTTCTCCTCTTCATCGTAGCCGATGGCCACGATGTTCGAGGACTCAACCGCTTTCATATCCATGCTTACTCGTCTCCTTCTCCTTGAATCCCCGCCGGTCGCTCGCCGACAGGTTCTGCCGACGTGCGATTCTGGCTGGCTTCTCTCGCTGGGCTACGGTGTGGTCCCGGCGCCCGTATTCCTTGGTCCCCGGCTTCGTCAGCCCCTTCATACGTTGCCTTCCTTCCTCCGGCGGTAGCTCCCGGCCGTTACGATGGCCTGTCGGTGGGGCCAGCACTTACGGCAGAGGAGCAGACTACCCTGTTCGTTGGGGTAGCGCCAGACCTCTCGTCTTCCGCCCGGACACTGACGGCGCGTACTCTGGCAGTAGTCCAGGACCGACTCGCCTTTGCCGTTGTCTTCGGTCATTCCGGCTCGTCTACGATGATGTCGAAGTCGTCATTCCACCAGTGCATCACGTGGCCCCGGCGCACGCCGCCCCATCGCTTATCGTAGCCGGGCTCCTGCGTCTTCATGTCTTCGGCGCTCTCGTCGCGGTCCGTTGCCATCGAGAGCAGATCGGTGCGCTCATGCCAAGCCTTCTGCCCGGCAAGTAGGGTGGCCTCCTCGCTGGCATACAGCTTCGCCGAGTCCACTAGGCCGCCGTCCAGTACGATAAGGACGTGCGGTTTGGCTGCGGCCAGCTCGCGGAGCACGTCGATAAGGGTCTCGGCCCGCTCCGGCAGGTTCTCTAGGCCCGGCCCCTTGCCCTTCTCGACCCGATCCCACTGGTCTACTTGGATGGCTGCTCTCTCGATGATTGCCTTCATGCCTCTCCTCTCAGGCCCGGAGCCCGTAGGCTTCAAGCCATTCCCAATACCAGAAAAACGACAGGCCGCCTTTGTGCTGATTCACCAGCGCCTCCCCGCACGGTAGGCAAACCAACCCGCCGTAGCGCCTGAAGTTCTCCGGGTACACGTGCTGGCTGCCGCACAGGTAGCAGTGGCCTATTTGGTAGGCGGTGTAGTCGATCACTTGTCCGCCCTCTCGGACTGGAACCGCTCTAGGTCGTCTGTTGCCTGCTTCAGGAAGCGGTCTACATGGCACCGTCCACCGTGCCGGTAGGCTGCTGCCGCCCCTAAGAGGTAGGCGGCCGCCCGGTTTAGGTGCCGAGCGGGGCCGGTGTCCTCCGGCGGCGCCGACCTACCAAGTTCAATGTCGTATTGGGTCATGCTTCAACCTCCAATTCGCCTCCTTCTTCTTCCTCCGCACCCACGAAATCCATAACCAACCGCTCGTCACGTGTGGCCTTTCGCACTCGTGTCTTGCCCTCTCGGAGTTCCAGGTCAAGGGCTACCATCTCTATGCTGTCGGCAATGTTCTCTGCCTCCTTTGGCGTGTCCGCCTCGACATAGCAGGTCTCTTCCCAGGTGTAGGTTACGACGTACTTGGTCATGCCTCTTCCTCCTCTTTCCCGCACTCCGCGCACGTCCAATAGGACGGTACGCAGGCTATCAGTACGCTCTTGACTTCCTTTACCCCCGGCTCTCCGCACTGGATACAGCGCCGCTCCTTGTGCGACCGCCGCATCCATTGTTCGAGTGGGGCCAGACCTGGATAGTGCCCGAAGTGGCGGGCCATCTGATTCCAAACCCGCATCTTCCACTGTTCCCACTCGTTGCCCTCGGCGATCTCGTCTGGTGAGTAACAGTTGAGTTCGCGTTCGGAGGTGGGGCCGAGGTCCGCATCTGTGATGTCTGCCATGCCTAAGCTCCTGCCGCACGCTGGCGGGCTATCGACTCGGTGACGGCATCCCGTTCGGCTTCCAGGTTGAGCTTCATGCCATTCAGCCTGGCGATGGCCTGCTCTAGGCTTCGTCCGCGTGTGTCGTCGAACGGGTCTAGTTGTGCCCTGGCGATGTGGCCCAGAGCCGAATCCACAAACCGCAGAAGCTCCGTTGCCCTTGTTCTACTCACGTCTCAGCTCCCTTCTGTTTCAGTGCCGGTCAGGTCCAGGTGCCGAAGGGCAGACCGGCGGTGGCCGTCGTTGTCAACCTCTGCGTCGGGCACCCACCCACACAGGAAACACCACCCGACTTTCGACCGGGTTGCGTTTTCGGTGGGGATGTCGTTCTCCTCGGCGCATTGTACGCAAACGTGATGTACCACGTTGGCATCAACTGTTATTCTAAGAAGCACGGCCTCTTCCCCTTGCCGCTTCCTTTTCCAACCGCCTCTGGCACCACCAAAAGCGGTGTTGGTATGGCACGCACGAGCCGCAAATGTGGCAGGGCCGAGCCCCGCGTCTGGAAAACCTAGTCGCCGCCACGTCGAAGCCGACTGGAGATAACCTGTTGTCCCGCCCCAGCCGTGTGCTCGTCGGGTTGGTGAAGTCCGGCCCCAGGACAACCCTTCTCAGTGGCGTACTCGTTCTCACGCGCCCTTTTCCTCTACCGTTGACCTATGCCTTGTACTCCGCCATCCCCTACGCCCGCCACGATCCCCAGGACCAAGAGGGCGACGGTGGTAGCAATCGCACTTAGGAGGACAAAGGCAGTCAGACCCCCAAGGATGAGGCCGAAGCCAATGTTGAATGCCTGCCCGAAGCTGACCTTGATCTCGTGTATGACGCTGGTGGTTTCGTCCACTTGCCCCTCTCCCTTCTCTTAGGCTCTTGCTTCCGGGCCGGAGGCTCTGTCCGGCCCGGCGTGCCAGGGTCTAAGAAGACTGGTGGACTTCTGTAACCGGCAACGCCTTTGTTTCCCGCCTTATACTCCGCGCACGTGTCCCCCCTTCTGCTAGGAGGCGGGCTAGAAGCTCATACTCTAGCTTTGCCTCCGGATCGCCTCGTTCGCTCTGCGCCTTGGCGTGATCGCGGCGCTGGGCTATGGCTTCGGTTGGGGTCTGGCCGCTACGGTTCCGGGCCATCAGCTCACCGGCCAGGTTCTTCAGCCGCCACGCCACCATGTAGCCGATGCTGTCCAGTTGGTTCTCCGCTTCCTTAGCGGCTCTCTCTAACCGGGACTCCCAAAAGGCGCATTCGACGGTCATTCAAGCCCCTTGCCTTCCTGTCTTGGTACGACGGCGTATTGCTTCAGCCACCGGAGCCCGGCCGCAAGCGTCTTGTGTTCGTGGTAGGCGTAGCGGAAACCGGGATTGCCTTCGTTGACGATGGCCGGGTCCGCACAGTAGGCGGCGTCGATGAAGGTGTCGATGTAGAGGTGGTCGGGTAGGCCATAGTATTCCGGCCGGGGCATCTCATGCCACTGTTGATCGGTGAGTCCGTTCGGCCGTTGCTTTCCGAGGCCGCCCCCTAGCCCGATTCCCCCCGCCTTCCCGACACTGTGTAGCCATGCGCCCCCACTGCGCCGGTTGGTGTTGAATCGAATCTCTACGTCTAGGCCGTATGCTTTGGTGAGCATCTTCGCGGCCCGGACCACAAGGCGATCCAGCTCCTCTGTTGCGCCCTCGTACCCGGCGCCGTACATGAATGGCAGACCGGGAACGCAGACCTTCCCTTTGTGTCTTGTGATCGTCGGTGTTGTCATACTCTCTTCCTTCTGCGACAGTTCCCGCATTCGGCACGCTTGGGGTCGTCGGTAGTGGCGGCTAGAATCACCCAACGCCCACAGGCCACGCGGAACACAGCCCAGCCGCTTAGTGATTGGCACGGTTCCTTATCCGTTCTTAGGTGTAGCTTGACGCGCATTATCTTGGCCCTCTCCCCTCTGCGCTCATGGTGAGCACGCTTCCCGTGGCCTACAGGTGGTAGTGGCGGGCGCTCTCGCCCGTTCTCCCGTGCTTACAGGCTGTAGGCTTTCCGCTATTAGGAGTAGCCGCCCGCCCGCCGCGCACTAGATACGCCGCCATGCCCGCGATCTCTATTAGGATTGGCTGAATCGTACGGCAATAGACGGCAACGCCTAGACTCGCCGCCTTCATCACCGCGCCCCCAGGACACGTAGCAGGAAGTCACTGTCCTGGCCGTACTGACAAGCCTGCCGAAGAGCCGTTTCCCAGTGTGGGCCTGCCGTGGACTCCCATCGGCGGTATTCAGCTATTGCCTTATCCCAGAACACCTGTAACAGGGATAGGCACTCGTTTAGGTAGTCTTCGATTGGGTGGGGCATGGCTCTCTCCCTTCAGTGGTGAACCGGGGCCTATTCGCCGTAGGTCCCCGGACCCGGTAGCTTAGGTCTGGTCTTTCAGGTCTTCTTCTACTACCTGTTGGCAGTCTTCCGGCAAGTCCTCAAACCGAATAACCTTGCCACACGTGCCCCCCCATCCGCCGGTTGGCCTCTGGCCTACCGATTCCCCATGCTGGCAGAAGCCCTGTGGGTGAAACGGTGAGTCGGACATTGTGACGTACTCAAACACAGGCGTCCCGGTCTTATGGGGAAAGTCCTCGGATGGCAGCGGGTAGGGCGTATAAACGACGGTGTAGCGGTCGAACGTCTTGCCGCCGTTGTCATACACGGCGAATACGCCCTTCGGGTAGTCGGTCCTTGCCCGGCGGTAGGTGTTACGCATGGCGCCCCTCTCCCTTCAGTTGTGGTGGCAGGCTAGGAGTTTCGCCGACCCCTAACGGCCATCCCTATACTATCGGCACGTGGGCCGGATTCCTGAATCCTCCTACTTAACCTTGCCTGTTGCCCGGAAGCCCCCTTATAACCGTTTGGTCGGAGCCTCTTGTCGCTGTCGAAGCGGTCGGGCAACAAGCAAACTCAACAGGCTACCCTACCCCGTGCTACCGATCCGTTAGATCAAGGTGATGGCCTTCGAAGACCGCCACTATGTTGTCTTCGTCCCGACCGTCGGCCATCACTACGGCATTTGCTATAGCATCCTCTACGCTTTCCGCCTCTACCCATTCAACAAAATCATCTGGCCCGATGCTGTCTGGGTAGAGCCCGACAACTGTGTACTTCTTTTCCTTGACTTCCGGCATGTCCTTTCCTCTTTTTCGTTTACAACTCTCGGTTTGTGTTTGTTGTTGCTAGGACACTCGGCCAATCCAGTATGCGCTACGCCGTCGGCTGAATGCCCGATCAAACATCTCCTTGACCGCCCGTGCTATGTCCGGGCGTGTCGCCTCCAGGTTGCCAGCCTCTACGCCACGAATCACGTAAGACAGGATCGGTCGCCCATTCTCTGCTACGTCTGCAACGCGCAAACACGTTGCTTCGTGTGGCGTATAGAGACATGCGCCCATCCCATGCTCGCCGTGGCTGGCCTTGAATGCGTCCGGGCCAGAGTGGTCAAGCGTACAGATCGCGTTGCTGATCAGCACGTACTCCTTGACCCGGACATCATAGGCGCAATCGCCCACCTTCAGGTTCTCATTGACATATCCCATTGCCTATCTCCTTTTTCGTTTACAACTCTCGGCTTGTGTTTGTTGCTTGTGGACCCTTACCCCGTGCTACCCGGCCTTCAACGTATTCGTGAACGCCTCCAACTCCATATCCGACAACTCGCAGTCAAAGCAGGCGTCCTCATCGCCCCAGAACAGTGACACCCCATTGTCGCCGGTGTAGCACGTGCCAACAAGATCCACACCCCTAAGGGCCGAACCGGAATGTCGGCGAACCTGAATGGGCGACCTGTCTCTGAGTGTGAGCAACACGGCAACATCTTCGGCCGCCTCTTCCGGGCTGTCGAAGTCGTGATAGGGGTCCTGATCGCCTACCCGCATCCATACCTTCAGGTCTTTCATCGTGTCTGACTCCTTTTCCGTTTACATTCCCTGTTGTTGCCTGTTGTCGCTGGGCTCAAAGCCAACGCCCACGCAACAGTCAACCTAGCCGGGAACCTTCTTACCTTTATTAGGATTGCATCGCCACCGGATCATCAAGGTTAACAACGATGTTGTCAACTTAGGTTCCTTTACCGTGGCCCCAGCTCTGAAACGTGGGCCAGGGCCCTGTCAGCAACCTCCAACAAGCGGTCTGACTCCGCACATGTGGCCCAGAACGCTCGCCGAGCTGCCTGGTACTCTTGCTCTCGGTTCTGCTGTAGGGCTAGAGCTGCGGCGTTGGATGCGCCAACGAGCTTTGCAATGCCCCGGAACATGATCTGTCCTCTGTCCATTGTACTCTCTCCCTTTAAAGGCCGGGGCTTAGATTGGCCTGTGTTCTAGGGCTGCGCACAGCTCTTTGTATGCCCGTATCTCCCGCACGGCAGGCCGTTCCTTGCAAAACTCCCGCGCGGCCCAGCACAGGCGGGCATGGTGCGTGTCACCCGTGATGTGGCCGATATGATACAGCTCGATTAGCTGCCGGTCCTCGGCTTCTGAGAAGTCATCGAATCTGGGCATTGTACTCCCCTCCCTTCAAGTAGAGGAGGTGGGGGCGTCCCTGCCCCTATGCGGCCATCCTAGTGCTCTTGTGTCCATTCCCTCCGGTCCACGTGGCCCTTTGGGTTTGTCACCTCTAGTATCGGCCTGTTGTTCCTAATCCTAATAACGTTACGGTGACGATTGCGTTACGTCCCTAATAAAGATAGACCCCCGGAGAAGGCTTGTCAAGGGGTTTGGCCAGCAACTTTCAAGAAAGTGTATGCCCTTAAGGACTCAGATTCGTACTCCTAATAAAGGTAGCGTCCATGCCCCATGCCCCATGCCCCAGGACAACAGGCAAGGGACAACGAACGTTGCCCCCTGCTCTAGGGCAACAAGCAACAGGCAACAAACTTGGGACAGGGGGTATGCCCTATCCTGTGTTGCGTTGCGCGCTACGCGAGGGCATGGTCCAGGGAGATAGGGGCCATCCGCCTATGCCCCTTAGCATTTGGCTCATCTATCCTTGCCTGTTGCTCTGAGGTTCTCTAGTCTAGTTCTGGTTTGACATGGCTTTGGTTTCTCTACGGTGTCGTTTGATTTCTGCTTCTGTTTCGCTTCTGTATCTAATGTCTCGTGCAAAAATCTAAAAATTTCTGGGAGGTTTTTGGCCAGGAACCTTCCCCAGGCCATGTTTAGGGCCTATTAGGAGACGGACTAAATTTAGTTGGTGGACTAAATATCGTCCAGGGGCCCCAGCAAAAAGCAACGGCTGTTGGTTGTTGCTGGGGAAATGCAACTAAGGTGCCTTGGGAGTTGCTACTGGGGAACAGCGGGGGCACTGACCGAGATGTTCTCGGTAGTGGGTGTGGCAATAGAACACCCGCTTGATGTCGGCGGGGATCGGGGTTAGGCCATCTGCGACCGATTGGCCGTCCCGGACTGTGAAGTATAGGCCACATGGATAGCAGTTCCAGGCATCGGCACCTGGAACTAGGCTCCGGCTTACGTCCCGCTTGAGTCCGCACTTTGGGCACCGCGGGTAGGAGGCCAAGTTACGTCCACCGCCCATGTCACCTCTCCCTTCACATCCAGGGTAACAGGGTGGCGGACTTCTGGTCTACAGGTGGTCTTTGATGAGGAAGTAGGCGGGGGCACCGTTGACGATGAGCCAGGTGACGGCGCCGAGGGCTAGGCAGCGGATGAAGAGAACCATGTTCTGCTCCTGCCGTTATTATCGGCGCCTGCGTCCGAAACCGAAGGTGTGGGCTGGCCCGACGCTTATACCTGGATTGTCCGGCACTTCGTACAGACCAGCCCGCCCCCGACTGCGGGGACGAACCAGTGGAATACCTCATGGCAGCGACGGCACTCCAGGTCGCTGTCCTCACGCTCCATCAAGTCGTGTCCAGAGGTGTAGGGGGGCCTGTCTTTCAGCCAACTGAGGAAGGATAGGAAGTGACAGTAGAACCTTCTCATCATTAACCTACAGGACGCCGCTCTTCCAGCAGGCCAGTGAGGGTGTCCAGTAGGCACAGGTAGCACTCCCACCACCAGACACCATGTCCAGGTTCCCGCGAGCTGCACTGGGGGCAGTTCTCGGCGTGGTCCTTGTCCACGGTGCCGTGGACCTCGAAGTAGGGGGCGAAGAGACGGCGCCGGTGGCATCGGTCGCAGCGTGACAGGAGCCGAAAGGTTGGCTCTATGGTCCAGGAATGGGCAGGTGGGTGTGGAATTGCCCTCTCCCTCCAAATACTAATCGGGGTCTAACCCCATAACCCCGTCGTCCCAGGTGCGTGCCCAAAGGCCGCTTCTCGCTCCCCGGCAGATCTGGACCGGGGCCACCCGCCACTAGTATGCGGGCCCGTGTACCATAGTTCGCCTGGGCTTTCCGCTGGTCAACAGGAACCCGGAGGTTCCTGTTAGCCCGCCGTGGCTTTCACGACGGCGGGGTAGCGGGGTTAGCGGAGGCTCCTCGGACAGAGGCCACCCGTTGCCTTGGCCTCCGCCTACCCTCTTGATTGTAGCAGGGCGATTCCGGCATTTGCAACAAAGTCTTTTACCGGGGCGCTTCTTATATCAACGATTAGGCCGATATTAGGGTGGAGGTTGCCTAGAAGTCGAAGATAATACAGAGGGCGCCGGATAGAGGATCCGACGCCCTCCGCTCTCTGAGGCGCGGGGTGTATTGTGGTGGAGAAGGCGGCGACCCTCAGACGCCACCACCCCGGCCTTTGAAGGGAGAGAGCTACATTGCGGACTTAATGTTAACAGATATTCATGGGGGATGCAAGCCTCCTAATAACCGTAAACACTATCCCTACAGATTATCGGCGGGGGAGTAGAGGGCGTGAGCCCTCTGCGCCAGCTCTTCGGCACAGGCGGCCGTGTATCGGCGCAACATTACCACCGACTTCCAGCCGCAGATCTCCATTATGTCACTGTCCTGGGCACCCAGGCGCTTCATCTGACAGGCGGCCGACCGGCGGAAGGCGTGGACGCCCTTGTGCTGGACCCCTGCCTCCAAGCAGCGCCGTCTGATGATCTGGAGTACGCCCCAGCCGGTGAGGGGGGTGCCTCGGATGCCACGCCAGAGTGGTGGTTCTGAGATCGTCCAGTGCCGGATGTACCTCTCTATGGCTTGAAGTGCCGCCAGGCCTAGAGGTACGGTTCTGGTTCCGGTCTTGCCTGTGACCTGAACCGCCCTGCGTTCCCAATCCACCTCCCGCATCGAGACCAGTTCCCCCTCCCTGACGCCGGTATCATACAAGACGAGAATAAGGGCCCGGTCTCTTATACCCAAAGGACTTTTAGTAAAACAAGACTCCAGTAGTCGGCGGACCTCCTCTGTGTTGTAGGTCGGCTGCGGGGTGGTGCGGAAGGACATGAGCGGGATCCCCCGCGTAGGATCCTCATCCAGTTCCCCTTCTTCCACCAGCCAGCGGAAGAAACGCCGCAGGGCGATCTGGGCCTCGCGCAGGGTCTTGTCCTTGCGCCCGGTCCGGAACTGGATGAGGTACTCGCGCAGCAGGGCGGGTGTGGTCTTGGTGAGGTCTCGGTCGCCCAGGTAGAGACAGAAGCGCCGGGCGTCCCGGACATAGTGGTAGATGGTGGAGGGCCGGAGCCCTTCCAGGATGAGTGCGCGGCCGAAGTCCTCTGTCAGATTCAAAGTCAGCGAGCGGCTGTTAACCGCTAGGTTCCAGGTTCGAATCCTGGTCGGGGAGCCAGTTTCCACCAAGCACCCCTCTAATAACATCCCCTCGGCCCGATGTCAACCCCCTCAAATGCTAACTCCGCTTGACAATTCCCGCGCCTCTTTCCGACAATGGAAGTGTAAGAAGGTGCCCGCTGTTCGAGGGTGGGCCGCGGCGGTCTAACCACCGTCAACTGAGGGGCGGCAGATGGTGTAGGCAACAGGCACCAATACCACCTCATTGTTGCACTAGTGGCAACGGTGAGTAACAGGAGCTTTTGGCGCAAGCCGCGGCTCCTGTTTTTCTTAGTGTAGGATGAAGTCTATTAGGAGAGCGAAGAGGATAAGGGGAATCCCCAGGACGATGATCGTCCCAAGGAACACAAATAGGAATCCAGGTTCCGGGCGTTCCTTTGGCATTTAGGAACCGTATCCACTAGTTCTTGCCTATATTGGGTCCACCGCTACCTGTTCCGGTGGCACTTTCCATTCATCACGGCGGTCAATGGCCTTAATCCCGAACTCCATGTAGTATTCCTTACCACGGGAACGGGAGAAGGCGGCCAGGAACCGCGACGTTACGTCCTCAATCTCCTCTGCGGAGATGAGGTGTCCGTCCTTTGGCTGTAGTACGCCGCAGAAAGCAATCGACTGCGGCTGGCGGGGCTTGTTGGAATCATTGTTGTTCATCAGATCCTCCTTCTCTTTTCCGCACCACCAGCATCCACGCTTTCCCTGTAACCAGATCAACGAACGTATCGTTGATCGTCCACCCCTTGTAGCGATCCCCTATGGCCTTTGGGATGTGGAAGTGCGGCTCCCCATCCGGATAGGGCTTTAGAGGCACGAACCTTCGCTCGATGTTGACTCCCTGAAGTTCTGCCACCTCTACCTCCGCCCCTATCGTAGCACCTGTATAAGCCCATTGACAATTGCATACCCAATTTGCGATCCTAATAATGAGAGGGTGAGTGATCCTTTTGCTCTAGGAGTTTGCCATGTACGACATCTACGGGCCCGGAAAGGTTACAGGGGCCGTTACCCCCCGCACTGAACCACAGGATACGGATAAGGCGGCCAAGGAATCCCTGGCCCGGTCTGGTGCTGGTGCCCTGGCTCCCGCCCCGGCCATTCCCCGTGCCATCCAAGACGTGATCGATGACCTGAACGCCACCCGCCAGCGCCTAAGCGAACTCTGGGCGGCAGAGTGGAAGGCCAACAAGTGGGGTTCGGTACGCCCAACTCCTCCTACCCGTCCGTCCTACGATGCCGAAAAGGTGGGGCGTGATAAGGAAATGGCTGATCTGGAGAACCGGGAATCGGAACTCCTACGTGAGGTGAACGCAATCCTGGCCGCATCTCGCATAAACCCGCCCGGCCGTCCGGCACCGACCCAGGTGCAGGCCAAAGAGAACGCAGCTCCCCGGAAGGAATAGTCCGTGGGTGCCCAACAGCGACTCCAGGAGCACCGGAAGAAGGTACAAGCACACCTTTCACCAGAGGCGCAACGGCGCATCAGTGAGAAGATCAAGTACCTCGTGGACAAAGGAGAGGTTCCCAATACAACAGAGGGCCGCAAGAAGGCAGCCGCAGAAGCCTACTCGATGGAGAGGACCGGCCGTCTGCGGCGTCACGGCGTTTATGTTCCAAAGGGGAAATAGCGATGGCAAAGACTGATCGTTGGATGGGGCCGGTAGCGGCCAAGATGGAGAAGAAGGGCACGACGGGCGACCTCCGCGCCATCGCCCAGCGCCGCGGGCTTCTCAAGGGTAAAGACGACACCCTCACTGAGGCGGATCTCACCACCCTGGCGAACGCCGCCCGCAAGATGAAGGGCAAGGACGGCAAACTCACTGCGGAAGGACTTGACCTGATCCGTAAGGTGGGATTCGCCAAGAATGCGATGAAGGCCAAGAAGTAGGATCCATGTCCTGCTCCTGTTCCTGCGGTTGCCATAAGGATGAGTGCCTTCCTGATGACATGTGTAGCGGGGAAGGTTGCCTTCTCTGTCATTGCGTCCGTGATGGTTGCCCTTGCATAGAGGAAGTAGAGACAGATGGTGAGGACGGCACAACTCCCCCCAGTTGAGAAGCTGGGGACTGACTTAGACCCGGCCCTCCAGCCTCTTTTCTATGGCCGCTCGCCTGCTGACATCCAGGCTTGGTGTGAGACCTTCCTGACTGTCCCGGACCTTCAGCAGCAGATCGTAGATGTCAGACTCTTTCCCCAACAGATACAAATGCTGGAGGACCATACGGGGCGCGACGTTACGGTGAAGGGCAGGCAGTCCCGGACCTCCAGTCTAGAACTGATGGTCACGACGCGGGAACTCACCACGACCTGGGGCTACACAGCCATCACCGGCGTCCACAATGATCCGGACACACAGGCATTCCGCCACCGCATCAAGCACCACCTGAGAGACTTGGCGGCGCACGGTCTGGAGTACACCCTGTCCGTTGACAACGACGATGAGTTGGCCATCAAAGGCCTTGAGAGCCGGGTCATCTTCCAGTCTGGCGAAAAGAGAATAATCGGACGCTCAAGAACTGCACACAGAGTACACTTTAGCGAGGTAGCCCACTGGCGCCCGGAGACCGTCGGTCCGCTGATGGGGGGACTGAAGCCCTCTGTGCCGGGCCCGCCCTTTGGGTCAATCGTCCTGGAGAGTACACCAAATGGGGCAGAAGGTTATTTCTACGGTGAGATCCTTACTGCCCGTCCGAATGATCCAGAGGGTCTCTGGACTGTCCACCTCTACCCGTGGTGGATGGAGCCGCGCTACCGCGTGGGTTCCGGGCCTGGGGTGGACATCTTGATCCCCGTATACGAACTGCAAGAGAAACTGATCAACTTTCGGCCGACACCGGAGGAAGAGCGCCTCATGCACAAGGCGGATCTTACCCCCGACCGGATCCTCTGGCGCCGCCTGAAGATGGCAGACCTGGCTAAGACCACCACGCCCTTCGCCCAGGAGTTCCCTGAGAGTTTGGAGAGTTGCTTCCTGTCCATCAGTGGCAACTACTTCCAGACCCCGGATGGCATAGACCACCTGGAGTGGTACAGGAACCTCACCGCCCCTCCTGTCCTGGAGATGGAGGTTCTGCCCTACAACAAGTCTCCGGTGCTCTTTGGTAGCGGCCGCCTAGCCCTCTGGGAGTTCCCGGATCCCGCGCAGGTCTACACAGTCTATGTGGACTGTGCCAGCGGTGAGCAAGGGGACTCGGCGGACTATACAGCCATCAACGTCCTTAATGTGGGGACGATGCACAAGGCCGCCCGCTTTCGGGCAAAGGTCACTCCCAACGATGCAGCGGCCATCGCCTGTGCTATCGGAGAATACTACGGTAACGCACTCCTTGGTGTGGAGCGCATCGGACATGGTTCGGCGTGCCTGGATCGGGTACGCGAACTTCTCTACCCGAACATCTACTACCACTACGACCCGATGCAGCCCAAGAAAGAAGTGAAGCCGGGTATTTACCCCACCCCCCAGATGCGAGAGAAACTCCTTCAAGGTCTCCGGGTGGCGGTGGTAAACCACACCTACGTCACGCGAGATGCTCTGGAGATGCAGGAGATGGGCACCTTTGATTGGACGAAGGCCCAGAACCGGATGAAGGCGCAAGCCTCCGGTGCCCAGGCACACGACGACATCCTTATGTCCGTGGCTGGATGCCTCCTCATGGCGCCGGAGGCCAAGATCCGCAGGAAACTCGGCAAGCGCGAAGACGAAGACGACGTGATCCTGGTGGGAGGCCACGGCGAAATCATCAACCCCTACCGCCAGAAGAAAGGCGGATCTCAGTGGTGGATGAAATAGATGACTACTAAGGGTTGCCGGTGGGCTTGTAAGAATCGTGTATCCACTGCGAGACGGATGACTGCGGTCGAAGCGGCTTGGGTGGGTGCAATGATCGAGGGTGAGGGCCACATCGGTTTGCGTAGCCGCGGCGAGGGTTATACGCCTGCCGCCAATTTCTGTGTGACCAACACTTCGATAGAGATCCTATCTACCCTTCTCCGACTTACTGGTGTGGGGAGGATATATTTCTGTCCAGATCGGCGGCCAGATAAACTGGGTCATCTTCCTGTCTGGCGGTGGCACATTGTCCGCAAGGAGGACATGGTGGCCGTCGGGGAACAGATTAGGCCCTATCTGGTAGATAAGCGCGAGCATCTTGACTGCGTATTGGAGCAAGTTAGCGATGGCCATTCCTAGAAGTGCGCTGTTGAACAAGAAGGACGCAGAACAACTGCGCCAGAGCATTACCACAAAGTTAGTCTATGGTAAAAGGTTCTGGTCCCCATTGCATGTACGTCAAGATTACTGGAGCGCAATGTATTTCCTCCTAGACGTAATACAACAGTACAAGCCTATCGGATACAGAAGGTTCATCAGCAACGAACCCCGGACGGCACTGGACGCAGCCCAGTCTATCCTGACCCGCAACGAGTCCTTCTGGCGCATCCCACTCAACGAAGCCACCGACGAGAATATGGATGAGCGTCGCCGGATCGGTAAGGTCGAGCGTACCCTCCAGGGTATCGTCTACGACGTGGATGAGAACTTCTCCATGCGCGGCCTCATGCCATTCTGGAAGCAGGTGGCTATGCAGGCCCTCCTCCGTGGTTGGATCTGGGGCAAGTTGCATGTCACCGACGAGGCCCTGAAGTACCGCGAAGCCCCCCTCATCGCTGAAGTCTACGACTCCCGTACCGTCTACCCGTACCTGGATGCGATGGGGATCAACTACGTCATCATCGAGAAGTCTACGACGATGGGCGACCTGGCGAGTCTCTACCCAGAATCCTACGGCGACGAATACAATGATAAGAACTTCGACCCCAACCGACCCGCGGTCAAGTTTGAATACTGGTCCAACGATCGCGGGGAGATTCCCGGTGTGACTGGGGTGCTGGGATCGGCGGTTCCGACCTACCAGCTCTACAACCCCAACAACGTTCTGCCGTTGTCCTCGGCTAAGTGGCTCATCCCACCCTACAGGCATGGGTTTTCGCCGCAGGCGCTACCCGTCGTTGGTGTAGCCGTGAACGGGGTCAACGTCGTCACCAAGCCCTCGATTATGAACCTCGTTATGGACCGGAACCGAGAGAAGGCCCGCCTGATGGGGCTAGGTGAGTATGGGGCTTTCTGGCAGTTGTCCAGCAACTCCTGGGTCTCCGAGTCGGGACGTTCCCTGCTGTCGGCAGTCGAGGAGCAGGTGCCACAGTACAACGAACTCATTGCCACCATCTTCCATCACTTCAGCATCGGCACCTACGGCACCTGGATCTTCAAGACCCCATCCGGTGAACTACCGGAGTTCACACCCGGCATCGAGGCGAAGGTCGCCATCCGCCCAGAGGAAGACCTGCGCCGGGCCGAGATGTCGCCGGTGACGCCGGATGCTTACAGGTTGGTGGCCATCCTTGACAATGAACGGCAGAAGGGTGTCCTCTCTAACATCCTCCAAGCCGTCGTGCCCTTCCAGGGCAGTGGCATCATGTTCCAACAGGTGGCCAACGCCGCCCTCAATGCCCTGGAGCCTTTCCATGATGGCATGGAGAACTTCGGCACGCGGGCGGGTACGTCTATCCTGGCGCAGTTCCAGTCTGGGGGCACCTCACTCAAGAAGTTTACTGTGACCGCCCCTGCGTCCGCGTCCATCGTTCGCCGCCAGACCTTCTTCAATGTCGAGTTTGACCCGGCCATCGATCTGGATCGCGGGCGCCGCTACCGTCCACGGCCGGTCTTCAAGCCGAGCCTGCCGGATGATATGTCCCTGCGCATCCAGGCGGCCCGGTTCGCCCTCGACCCGCGGCGCCCGGTCCTGAGTCTTATGACCGTCCTGGAGAACATCCTCCAGATAGACGATCCGGCGGCCGAGATCGACCGCATTTGGGAGGACATCGCCAACACCGACCCAGTGATCGTCCTGGAGCACGTCGCCCAGGCCTTGGAGCGCAGGCAGGAACATGACATGGCGGCCCGTATCCGCACCACCGAGTTCCGGGCGGCCTACGTTCAGGAGATGCAGTTCCGCCAGCAGACGGGCCAAACGCAGGCGTATGGCTCGCAGACAATGGCCATGCCGACCGGCAACACGACGATGCCCGCCGAGACCGGCGTTGCGGCGGCTACCCAGCACCCCGGCACCGGCCAGGGTCAGGCGGCAGAGGGTGTCGGTCCCGGTCTTATGGGGCAACTTGGTGAACGAGGGGCCGTGTGATGGTAGACGAAATCCCGCAGACAATAGATGAACCCAACGGCCAGCGTGTGAGCGGCGCCCAGCTCTACAAAGCCCTCCATGAAGTGGACGTTCGGATGATGGGGCAGTTTGGACTGTTGCACGAGCGCCTTACTGGAGTGGATCAACGTTGTGGGGGTCTGGACGAACGCCTTACTGAACACACCGTCAACCACCCGCCCTCGAAACCGAGTCTTGCACGTGTTGGCGGTATCTCTGGAATCGTTGCTGCCATCTTTACGGCGGCGGGTGCCCTCATTGGGGCCATTTTACGGAGGGGCTGGTAATGGCTGACCCTACACTCGAAGACATCATTAACAACATCCTTGCTGGAGGAGGCACGGCGGGGACTATCGATAGGGCTGCTCTGCGCCAGATGCTAGAGGGTCTGGGCATCGATGTTCCTATCAACACTACGGATGTAACGGATGCAGCCCAGGCCTACCTTGATGCGCAGAATGCGGCGGCACAGATGTCTCCCTGGGGGCCGTCCTCCCTCGAAGATATAGCAAAACAACCCGCAGTCCAGCAAGCAAAGACTGTGTTGATAGATCGGGCAAATGCTCTGTGGGGGGCGCAGGCGGGGGGCAACGTAGCCGAGTCTATCTCCAACTACGTCACCTCGCAGGTGCAGCGCCAGCAGGAGACCGTCTCGGTCGAGCAGCGCACCTCCCGCGCATATCTGGACATTCCGACGCCAGAGGAGTTCCTGAACAAGTTTGAGACTGGTCTGGCCACGCACGTTCAGGCCCAGGTCAAGGCGGGCACACTCAGCCGCGGGGCCGGTCTCTGGCTTCTGGATAATCCAGAGGTGCTTTACAACGACTACATGGCAGACCTGGGGGCCCGTGCTGCTAAGGGCGAACAGATCTTCAAGCCTGTAGGTGTTGGCGGCGCCCCAGAGTTTCTTGGCACCCGACCTGGTGCCGTAGAGACGCGCCAGACGGAATCGGAGACTAAGGCGCTGGAACAGGCCCAGGAACAGGCACAAGCGGCGGCGACCTCTGTGCAGGCGGCTGGGGCTGGTGGGGGTGGAGGCACCACCCAACGTCAGACAACAACCACCACTGAGCAGCAAACCGCGACCACTGAGAAACAGAAGGAACTCTCCCAGTTGGCACAGACAGAGGAGATCTACGCCCGCCCTAACCTGAACTTTGCTTACGCCATATCTCCCTTGGAGTGGCTCCAGAAGCGTACAGATCTTGAGATGCTGTACCAGGGGGAGCGGGGGACGAAGAGGCGTGAGGCTGCGACTGCTACGGCACCTCCGATCGTTCTACCGCGGGTGGTGAGATAGATGCGTATCGCTGAACGTGCAGATCGGTTCGTGGCTGCGCTTCTAGCAGCACGCGATCATCCTCCATCTGAACAGGAGAAGTTACGGCAGATGGCCCAGGATGCTGTGAAGGTTGTACAGTCGCACCTTCGGGAACGGCGCCAGGCCGTCCGCAAGTTCTCTTCGGGGAGGAAATAGTCATGGGACAGTCGGGTGTAGGTGGCTCAGGAAGTATCCTGGGCAACTTGGTGGCCAAGCGGTCGCAGATCAACAAGATCCGCGAGAAGTTGGGCTTTACGCCGGGCAACGACATGGGTGGCGTCCCTCAAGGAGGACTGAAGCGCACAGCCCCGACTTCTCCTGCCGGTCCCGCAGTTCCTCCAGCCGCACCTGCGGCTGCGTCCCCTGTGGTGCAGCAGACGAAACCTCCTACTACCGTGCCGGGTCCAGTTCCGACGGTGGCCGCAGACAAGCGTAAGGCGATGTTGGAGCAGGCGGCAACCTTCTTGTCGGGACTCCAGAAGGCGACCCCGGCACAACCCGCGGCGCCCGCTCAACCTGTAGCAACAACACCCTTGGGCCGAGCCCGCCAGATCCTATCTGGAGGCGTCTAAGTGCCTTTCACATTACCTGGCGAAACGGCGGATGCCGCCATACGGCGTGTCCGCTCTTCGAGGGCGGCAGTGGCTACGGCTGTGCCCGCTCCTGCGAGCACACCCACCCCGACTCCGCCTCCTTCGCCTGCGCCTACTCCTACGCCCTCCCCTGCGAGCACACCTATTCCGGGGGTCGCAGTAGAGGAGCAGGCATCACCACCCGCCGCCCCTGCCCTGCCACCAACCCCATACTACGTCACTGCGCTGGGCAAGCCAAGTGAACCTGCGCCACGTGAGTTTACGTTTCAACCGTGGCAACCCGCAGATATGGTTGCAACACAAGACGAACTCAAGCAGGAGATCCAGTTGTGGGAGGGTGCCGGTGGCATCAGTCGCCCCCGTGGGGCGGCTTCGGATGTCTACGATGCCTACGGAAACATCTTCACCGTCGAGAAGAATATGGGTGCCCTGCTCGATCAGGTGTCCAACTACGATCCTACGTCGGTCAAAGATCTCAAGCGGGCGGCGACTGGGTACACGGTGAGTGTCGCCTCCCTCAACCCGCGTAAGGCCGTCATCGATGCCGTCAATTCTATCGCCAAAGAGAGGCCGGACGACTATACCACCTATCTGGCCTCCGATGCGGGGCTTCAGGATCTCTTCAAGCGGTCCCAGATTGGTCTCCTGACTCCACCCAACTTCATTGAGATCTCCCCGGTCAACATAAAGGATTGGAGCCCCGTCCTCATACGTGCGCATCTTCCGGCGGGCCCCTTGACTGAAATCTTGGCCAAGACCGCGGAGACTGTCTTTGATCCACTGTTCGTTGCCACACTCCCCATCTTCCCTGGTGCGACCATTGGTGCAAAGGCCCTGATGATGGGGGAGGTCGCTGGTGGGATGGCCGCGGGCGAAGAGGGAGCTGAAGCGGTAGGAGCGCCACCGATTGTCGGACAACTGGTTGGCGGTATTGCTCTCCCCGGCCTTGTTGGGCTCACCCGCGCAGGCATCCGCGCCACCCTAGAGCGGGCAATGGCCAGCCCGGAGGTAGGAACCCCCGCCACCGAATTGCTCCGTCAGCAAGGTGCGATTGTCACCGGCGCCGATGAGATAAGCCGGGCCCTCGGCACAGAGCCACGGGTCTTGTACCGAGGCACCTCTACTGCCCTGGGCGACCAACCGTTGGGGGAGGGGGCATTCCTGACCCCAATCAAGGAGGATGCCCAGGTCTATGCCGAGACGACCGCCCGGATACACGGCGGGGAACCGCGTGTAATCACGGTTGAGGCCGCCCCAGATGCGATTGTACCCTCGGAGATTCCGGGACTGGCTGCCGATCGTGGGGCCGTCCGCGTTACGAATCCTGCGGGCATCAAGCCCATCGTAGAGGGTGCTCCCCTGCCCGCAATAGCAGGTGGGGCGAATATGCTCACCCCCGATGTGATGAACAACATGGCCCGCGCCATTCTGGAGCGCCCAGAGGCGCAGGATCTCCTACGGAAGACCGCCAACATCCTCGCCGAGTATATCCCCGGTGCAAAACTGCTTATCGAGGCCATCAACCGAATGGCCTTGGCAGAGGATCCCCATCTCGCCGGTGCGTTTCGCTGGGTGCTGTCCAAACAGTGGCAGGACGCACAAAGGGAAGTGGCCCTAGCATCCTACCGTGCTACGAAGGCGCCGTTCATCGAGAACGAGATCGGCCAGATCTGGTTGCCGGAGGCGGTAGGCAGCACCAAAGGTTCATGGATCGCCGTCGGTGACGTGTTCGAGAACGTAATGCGCGGCGAAAGCACCTACCTCCCGCGACTCTCGGCGGAACAGGTCTCATGGATCAAGCGTGCCACAGGCACCCTCAAGCAGTTTACGGTTGAGGCAGAGGCCGCCACAGGAGAGAAGATTGCCACCCGCGAGGTCTACTGGCCGCGGTTCGTGAAAGACCCAACGGCGGGGCGCTGGTCCATAGGGGCTGGACTCACCGGCCGGGGCCGTCCGCCCGCTCTCTTCCGGCGTATGTTCGAGGAGCAACAGGAGGCTATCGCCGAACACGGCCTGCGCTACAAGCCGGGTGTGGTCAGCCAGATGGATCTGTACGCCCAAGGAATGCAGAGGATTGCACGAAATGGACTTGTAGATGCGTGGTGGAAACAACAAGGGGTTACACGGATCGGGTCTCCTACGCTTAGGGAACGTCCCATAGGCGAGCTGGGGTTTGGCTTCCGTGGGGTGATGAACAAGGAACAACTCCGGGATGTGGCAACCATAATTGGGCCCTCTACGCGTAACCCGCTCATCACGATCCCCTCGAAGGTGAACTCAGTCTTCCGCCTCCTCTTGACCGGCACAGCGGACACAGGTTGGGGAGCCATTCAGCTTATGACCATGCCCTTCAGCCCCGCCGGACCAGGGAAGTGGGTGGAGGCGATGGCCCGCGGCTTCTACAACATGATCGCCAACCCCCGTGGCTTCTACGAGTTCGTCGCCAACAGCCCCGCCGCCCGTCGGTACGCTATGTACGGAGGCAACCTGGGCCTGGACACTGAGTTCTTCGAGGCCACCAAGATGCTGGGACCGAGTGGGATACCCGTGGTTGGGCCCGTGTGGAATGTGGCCTCCTACCCATTGCGGACGTTTGTACGCCGCCTGGAGGTGGGCTTCGAGACCTCCCTGGCCTACGGGCGCATCTTCACATTCGATGCGATGGCCGATGCCGCCCACGCCCCCAGTTTGGCGGCGCGAGTAGCCGGGGCACCCGCTGAGTTGGCCGGGGAAGCCCTACACGATGAACTGTACCGTGTCGCTCGGTTTACAGACACGTTGATTGGCCAACCCATGCTTGAGGGCGTGGTTTCGCCCAGCCAGATGAAGTTCGAGTCGGCCTGGGTTTGGTTCGCTGCGCGGTACACGCGCTCCTTCCTCGGCACCTTGTCCTACGTTGCCGGTTCCGGATACACCCCCGCCCAAGCGCGGGTCATCCTGGCAAAGATGCTCATGGGCGGTATGGCGACTATGGCTGGACTCGTTGCCGGTGTGGGGAAACTCCAGGGTCACTCCGAGGACCAGATCCTCAAGGACATCGCTACGGCCATCAATCCTAGGTCCGGCAAGAAGTTCATGGCTATGAACATCGGCGGCAACTGGTACGGACTGGGCGGCACCTACCGGTCCGGATTCGCTATGTTAGCCGGACTCGCCGACAAGGACAACTGGAACTATGACAACTGGGAGGCCACCACGCCTGGCGGCCTGCACCTCCCGAACGGCATTTGGGATAACCCGATTACCCGCGGCTGGCGGTCCCGTGGGGCCCCCGCCACTACCAAACTGGTTGATTTCCTGAACGGCGCGGACTACATCGGGCAGCAGGTGGACATCGGGGCTTTTATGGACGACCCCAGCAAACTACTCAACTACTTCACCGACAACTTCACGCCCATCACGATTAACGCCTACCTACAGGGACAAGGTGACTGGCAACGGAGGTTGCCGCGGTCGATGGCTGAGTTCTTTGGTCTCCGTACCTCCCCGGAGACAGGCGGTGAGGCCCAAACCGCCATCCGTAACAAAGTCTCCAACCAGATGTACGGCATGGACTACGACAAGTTGGTAAACAACCGCGTTGCCCGCCAACGGGTCAACGATAGTCCGGATGTCGTGGCCGTGCTGGAGGGGTACGTTCGCCCCATGCAGCAATACCGCCCAGAGACCGCCTGGGACAAATACATCAAGCAGTCGGAAGACGTGCGGGCGAGCTACGGAACCCAGAAAGAGACATTGGATACCGCCGCCCGCAATCACACATTGACTGGTGCCGAATACAAGAACAAGTATTCCTCCCTCCAGACACAGGAGTTCGGAGAACTTACAGGTATCCAGAACACGTTAGGCATCACCTTCACGGACAAGAATGCGCCTCCGGACACTGTAGACGCTGCCCTGAACGCCTATTTCGCCGTTGACCTGACCAACTACACCGACCCGACGACCATGCAAACCGACTGGGAAGGCTTCTATGCCGACCGTGAGACGGCTCTTGCTGGACTCTCAGACACAGACCGCGGCGATGTGGATTGGTATCTGTCCCGGCATGAGAGCGAGCTACACCGAGATTTCCAGAAGGCCTCTGATGAGATCATCAAGCCCTCCGGCTATCTGGACGCACGTACAGTTGTGGCCAAGGCCCTCAAGGTTGATCTCCCCACCCTGCAAAAGGCCGCACAGCAGGCCCTCTTGGAAAGGGGAGCACGTGCCGGTGGCGCCGACACGTGGTTGGTGGTGGATGAAATGCTGAACCAGGGTCTTGAGGCTAGGTACGGGAAGGGCCGCACACTTTCCAGTCTGCGAACCGCCCTCCGGCAGGCCAGCCCCCGTCTGGACGTTGAACTGTACCGGCAGGGGTATGTCGATAAGGTTCAGACTTTGGCGGCTGTGCAGACGGCCAAAGACCTTATGGCGCAGTACCCCGACCGCGCCTACTCTATACCTCCGGCTGTGCAGGGAGCGAAGTAATCAGTTCAAATGCTCAAGCCGCTTGACAATTAGACACCACTTTCGGTTATCCTAATAGTGGAGAGACCTAAGAGGAGGTTCCTTACCAATGGTAAACGTTATCAATGACGAGGTGACGGGAACTCGGATGGAAGTAGTGGATCCTGATTCGGAAGACGATCCCCTGTTGACGGATGAGGCGCGTGTGGCGAGGGCTGCTGCTTCGGGAGCAGTCGCGGCGCCCGCTCCTCCTGCCACAGAGGTCGCCAGCCCGCAGGCTGCACCGGCTACCACAGAAGTCCCGCCCGCTGCACCGACTCCGACTGAGGCCCCGCCCGCCGAATCTGCGGCTGCGGAGGGTGCCGAGGATGAGGAGACCGCTGCGGCCCTCGGACGACTGGACACCTTCTTAGAAGAGCGGGAGAAGGAGCACCGCGAGGCCCTTCGTAGCAGGGATCAAGCGATCACCCGCCTCCAGCAAGACCACGCGGCTCAGATAAAGTCTATCCGCGCAGAGTTGCGTGAGACGCAGCTCACTGGTCTGGAAGAAGAGGACAAGAAGGCACTCTTGAAGAAGTGGGCCGACGACGACCGCACGACCGAGTTGGATGCGTATGCCGAGACCCTCAAGGGTTACGACCACGACCTGATGGTTGTGCGTCTGACCACAGGGTACGGACAGTACGGTGTCAAGGAGGAAGACCTCCAAGACAAGACCATCGACGAGATGGAACTGTACTGCCGGGACGCCAAAGCGGACCACTTCGAGAAACTGGCCAAGGGCGGCATACACGCCGCGGCACCGCAGACGCCACCGACTAATGTGGCGGCCCCCGCTCCGGCGCAGCCTGCGCCGAGTACCCCGGCAGGGCTAACGGCCCCGTCGGATGTGGGCAGTGGAACTCCTGCCCCCAAGGAACATGAGTTCAACCCGAAGCAGGGTAGAGATGCCATGCTTGAAAACTTGAACAACCTGCCAACGGAGTCGATCCAAGTCCGAAAGGCTTAGACCGTCGCCTCCGTTGGGAATCAGTACACGGCGTAGGCCGAATCGAAAGAAAAGGAGAACCCAGGCTTCCGTAAGGAACCTACAACCGAATATCGGGGAGTGCGGTGATCCCGCGTGTCACCTCCCGATGGCATCGGGCACAGAGTGGGGTAAGGTTTCCTGCTACATAACCCAACTCAGGCTTGATGCGATGGGCCTCAGAGGGTAGTTTGTTATACCCGCAGAGCCGACAGGGGGCCGCTCTTGTATCCCTACATGCTGTAGCATCTCGACCGTAGATGCGCCGCCGACCGTGTTCGGTTTCGTACCAGGTCTTGTAGTGTTCCATGCATAGGCCACGCGCCCGGTGTGGGTGAGGACAGTCAGGGATTTTACAGGGGCGCCGCTTACGCGGTCGATTCAACCAGCACTCACGGCACAGTTGTCCTGTGGACTCTGAGCCCTTGAGTTTAGGGCGCGGCTTTCCGCATTGCTGACATGGGTGCATGTTCTGTACATGCTTCTGGTGGCAAGGCCAACAGCGTTTGGATAGAGCAACTCCGCCGTGTTTGCCCTTGTTGAGATAGTGTCCGCAATCCTCACACCGTGCTGGTTCTTTACGCTGTTTGGCCAACCAGCATGGGCGGCAAATCTTGGATCCCGGATATACGGGATGACCACACTCTCCGATAACGTCTGGTTTAGACATGGGCTCTCTCCCTTCATCTAAACCATAACATGGTTCCGTTACGGTTGTCAATACTACAATTCCAGGGACGATTTTAACCGAGAGAATTGCAGGTATGCCCGACGCCGGATTTCCGGCGGAGTTTGATACATCCCTTACGAGCAAGGTGCGTTTCGTTGCGCCTCTCTTGGTCAACATGAGCGAGCGCAGCGCCGACCTGCTCAAGTACGTGGGCGGGCCGGAGTCCTTCGACTTCCGCACCACCAAGGTCGAGTGGCAGGAAGATGACGTATGGAACCGGCGACTGTCGCACGGTGGTCTGGCTGCGGCTGGCACCGTCGCCCTGGTCGTGACCGCTGCGGCTCACCGCTACCCCGTCGGCACCATCCTGTACATTCCGAGCGACATAGAGTATGTCCGCGTCATCGGTCACGCCGACGCGAACACCCTCACCATCGCCCGCGACATCTATACGACCGCCACTGGTGGGGCAGGTGCCGTGGCTGCCGCGGCCGAGATCATCGTGTCGGGCCACTCTATGGACGAGAACGATGACTACGTGTTCCGTCCCACCGCCATTTTCAACTTCCCGTTCAACTACCCCCAGATTCAGCAGGATGGCATTCAGGCCAGCTTCCGGCGCCAGGAGACCGCGCTACTCAATATGCGCGGTTCCGACCTGGACTACCGGGCGTTGGACCTGGTTGCCGAACAGTTCGTGGCACTGGAGCAGACCGTCCTTACGGGCCAGCGGTTCGCAGGCACAGCCGGTGTTCCGTCGGCCTCTGGAGGCCTGATCTTCTACGTCACGTCGGCCCTCGGAGCCTCTGTTGTCGCCCTTGGTGGGGCCGCTCTAACCCGCAAGGACATTGACGACAGGCTCCAGGTTCTCTTCTACCAGGTCGGCGCGGACAAGATGGCGAAGACCCTTCTCTGTGGCGCCTGGGCGAAGAGGAAGATCAGTTCGTTCTGGTCCTCGTCCGAGCGGCTGGGCCCCGGTGTAACCGATGCCGGTGTGGTCGTTGACCGCATCAACACCGACTTTGGTGTGGTGGAGATCCTACTTCACACGTCGCTGGCCGTGGACGACATGTACCTCATCAACCGTGACCAGATCAAGGTCGGCCACCACGGACAGCGTGGGCGCCCCCACCTGGAGGAACTGCCGCCTTCCATCGTCGGTCCCCGTTCGCAGAAGGTGTTTTACAGTGACACCTCCATCATCGTGTCGGGTGTCCAGTCGATGGGCCGCATCAGTGGCTTCAGCACCGCGGCGTAGGCCTAAGAGATAAAACGGGGGCGGGGGATTGGCCCCGCCCCTGGAGGCAAGTCAATGCCACAGAATCCGATTACGGGGGTTGAAGAGGTCGGGGGACCACAACCCAACGCCCCGGCTGGTGATGCCCCCAATCGACCGTTCACAATAGGCTACGCTGCCAACGGAGAACCCGTGGTACTGGCAATCGGTAACGCTACCGATGATGCCGGTATCGTCTCGGAGATCGGGGCCGACGCCAAGTTTGCAGACGGCTCCCTCTACCTGAGCACAGGTACGGGTCTCCTGTTCCAGAAACGTAGCGACCTGTGGACGAATATCTAGGGAGAAACGAACATGGCCAAAGATTACATTAACGGGGAGGAGAACCTGGAGCCGTGGCCCCGCCCTGCGATGGCCTCGCCCGGTGAACGGACCTACCTGGACATCGACATAGGCCGCATCCCGGCAAGCGTTCTCTACGCCAACGACATGGCCGGTCTTGCCATCAATGTCGTTGGGCAATTTCCCGGCCCTGCTGGAACCCAGACGGGTGGTCTGGAGGGTCTACGGGTTTCCGTGACCCCGACAGGCACCGATGGTCGGCGCTTGGCAGGTATCTACGCATCCGTCAACATCGTCGTACCTGATCAGCCGGGTGTGTGGGAAGTCGTCACCGGCTTCTATTGTGCTGGCGAGTTCGAGGTCAACACGATAAACACTGGAGACCAGAGCATTTATGCCGTTCTCCAGTTGAGGGACATCAACACCAACGTCACCCACGGGGCACATGCTGCTCGGTCCTTCATACGACTGCGGAGTTCGACGGTGCCCCCACTGAACCTCTTTAACTTTGCGAACGAGGACGTTGCCAGCGCCCACGACAGCGGACGCATGGTTGTCGAAACCGGCGACCAGCTCGTTGGCACAATGGACGTGATGATTCGGTGTTTGGTCGGCGCTACACCCGTCTGGTTGTGGGCAAGCAGCGGGGCACCTAACTAACGTCTAGTAGCGCCAACAGGGGCCCGGCGCTTGCAAATCGGGCCCCTTTACCAAAGAGGGGAGAGACGAGATGGAACTGAAAGTAGCTGAGAGGCTCATGCTGATGAACCTCCTAGCTCCAATAGAGGGCGACATTACGGCATTGCGCCTTGTCCGCTCTCTACAGGTGAACCTGGGGTTCAACGAAGAGGAAACGGCGGCCCTCGCCTTTAACCAGGAGACACCGGGACGAGTTGCGTGGAAGCAGGAAGCCGATGTTCCGACAGAGATCGAGATTGGCCCCGCTGCCAAGGCGATCATCGCCACCCAGCTCAAGAAGGCGAGTGCCATGAAGACTCTCTCACTGCAACAACTAGACCTTTACGAGAAGTTCGTTGAGGAGGACAAAGAACCTCCTACCGAATAGGTGAGGAGAACGTAGGCGAGGTAGTTTAAGCATAGCGAATCGGGGGCCGAGGGCTTGACCTCCTCGCCTTCTCCTCCGGCCCGGAGCCCCCCTTCGCACGTGAAATTATAAAAGGAGTAAACCAATGGCTGGTAAGGGAGTTGGAGACATCTTCCTGGTCAACGTGCCAATCCCCGACCCGATTCTGGCGGCTGCGCCGTCGGGAACGGATGTGGGACTGCTTCTCGTCCCCTGTGGCTTCAGTATATCCGTCGAGTTGCTCAGTATCTCGGTGGGGGCCAACGTCCTCGCAATCGATGGCACCGACCCTGTGACGCTGGACATCGAGTTCCGCGATGTCTCGGCTGGCACCACCGCGAACCTCGTGGCCGCACAGGATCTAGAGGTCACCGGCCTGAATGTCGCTCCAGGTGGTACGACAATCTGGCGGGGTTCGCAGATATTGGACTCGGACGACGCCTTGAACGCCGAGTTCACCCGTACTACTCCGGACACCGCAGGTCAGGGCTACCACATCGTCCTGGAGTGCCGCCTCGTGGCACGGAGCGGCGACTAGGCCAACATAAGTAGTTTGTGGGGCCTCTGGATAGGCCGGAGGCCCCTATGCAAAAGGAGGAGACATCACCAATGGTAGAAGACGGCGGCGCTGGCATCGTCCTAGATGAGGACCAGCGCAAAGAGGCCCTGGCCCAGATAGCGGCCAGGAACGCAGTGGAGGCAAAGGCGGCTGCGGGTATGAAGACCGCCCGGAAAGAAGGCCGCGTTCCTGACCCCATTCCCGGTCTGCGGGTCTTCATTAGTCCACAGCATCCCAACACTAGTTTCCTGATCAAGGCCGGAGTGGTGATGTCTTTCCGAGACCCCAACTCTCCGACCGGCAAGCGCGACACGGCCCGTGATGGTGACATCTTCGCCGAGTTCCACAACGGAGTACTGGCGACAGATGACCCCGAAGTGATCTCATGGTGTGAGGCGCACGGCCCCTATGAGGATCTCCACGTCACCTACCACCGTGAGAAGGAGACGGACCCGCGCCGGTGTCAGGCCAGGGTTGGGCTGTGCTGTGATGCCAGCAACCCGATGGCCGAGGCTTGGGCCGAGTTCAAGGCCGCCCAGGTTCCACTAGCTAACCGCGAGGCCACGATGCCACCGGGCATCGACGTGGACAAGATCCTCACCGGCGGCACACTCTCTGGGCACACAGGCGGCGAGGGAGAGAAGTTGGTCCGTGCGGCAAAGGCTACGGGCAGGGCGGGTAGGGCCGCCAAGGGTGAAGAGGGCGAGGAGTAGTAGGCACCGCCGATGATCCCTTTCCCCGAACTCAAAGCCTTCCGAAATTGGGACGCGACTGGCTCGGATAAGGTGATCTTCATAGTCCCGAATGGAGAAGTCTACGAGCTTCTCTGGGTCCATGCCGCGGTTGTGGCCACCGCCAACGTGGGCGACCGGCAATTCCGCCTTGTCGTGTACGACGCTGGGGGGAACCTAACTCTCCAGGCTCTCACAGGCGAGTTCGTCGAGGCCGGTGAGACGTGGGGGATAGCCTGGGCACCTGATCTTCCCCTCCAGGAGGATCAGACCGGCGTGAATCTAATGTTTGTCCCTCTTCCGGCCCCACTGCTACTCCCGGTTGGGTATGCCGTTCGGGTGCAGGACGTTAGCGCCATAGATCCGGACAACGACAGCATGTACCTCGATGCGCTGGTGCGGCGCTACCAGCCGGGCGCGTAGGTGGATAACACTATAGGGGTGTGACAATGTTCCCTTTCCCAGAACTCAAAGCCTTCCAGGACTTAACCCTGGATGACTCAGCTAAGGCGATCTTCACGGTGCCCGCAGGCGAAGTCTACGAGCTTCTCTGGGTTCACATTCAAGTTACCGCCTCCGCCAAGGCGGGCAACCGGCAGTTCTGTGTCGATGTCATCGACAACAGCGCCGTCCTCGTTCTCCAGATCCACACAGGCGAGTTCGTCACGGCCAACGAGGTATGGGAGATAACCTGGGCACCTTCGTACCCTCTCCAGGAGGATGAGACTGGCGTGAAACTGATGCTTGCGCCTCTCCCAAGCCCCCTGTCGATCCCGACTGGATGGACGGTGGGAGTGAAGGATTATTACGGCGTGGATGTAGCCGTTGACCACATGCTCGTGAATGCGCTGGTACGGCGCATCTGCCCAGGCGAATAGAGGGGCAACACCGCGGAGACGTGCAGTGATACCTTTTCCTGAACTCAAAGCCTTCCAGGATTGGGCCGAGAACGATTCGGACAAGATCCTATTCACAGTTCCTGATAGCGAAGTCTATGAGTTGCTCCGAGTCTACTGCATGTACATAGCTGACGCCAAGAACCAGGACGACCGGCAACTCGTTCTCCAGATACGTGACACGGCGGGAGTTGTCGTCCTTTCGGCCATCATGGGCGATGTCGTCAGTCAAGGGGAGACATGGTACGTGACCTGGGCGCCGGGTCTCCCCCTTATCGAGGATGAGACAGGCCTGAAGAAGGCCCTCATACCCCTGCCGAATCCAACACTGATCCCGACCGGGTTTTCCGTGCGGGTGTTTGACATCAATGCTGTACTTCCGGCCAATGACGACATGTACCTTGATGCAGTCGTGAGCCGCGACCAGCCGGGCCCGGACCAGTAACAGGGCCGGAAGAAGTTTCAACCTCCGGGGCGGCCGGGCCATCGGCCCGTAAAGGGCCGCCCCGAACTGTTAGAAGGGAGAGAGGATGACGACGTTCGCCAACCTACAGGCGGCTGTTGCTCTCAGGTGCCATGATTCTGGTAGCCTGGAGTTGACGGCTGCTTCTTATGGGATACTTCTGAATCAAGCAATCGACGACCTCACGGCCG